AAGTACCTCTAGATGATATGGACATTGAGTTTAAGTACAAGACTAATACATATAAAGGTCTTTATGTTAAAAGTGTTGCAGTAAACGCGTATGTGGTTTTAGGTGACTATCCTGGTGACGAGGTAGAATTGCTATTCCACTATATGGCATCACCTGAACCTTTAAAGTATACAGATGTCCTACCTCTGCCATTCAGCTACCATGAAGCCCTAATTCATTATATCGCCTACAGAGGGTACTCTGCTATTAAATCAGTAACACCTGTAGGTGCAGAAGATCTTTCATATAAGAAGAGGTTTGAAGATAGTTGTATGCACCTAAAGGAAATTACAGATAATCTGTATGAATACATTGACTACTCTAGGTTATTTAAAAGGTGCTTTGTGTAGTTTACTTAGTGTATAAGATATAATATAATAGCACTACAAGCTTTTCTATTACGTAATAATGAAGGATTTTATAATATGGCAACTAATAATGCTTTATCTAACTTTATGGAACATAAGTTCCTTGACCAGTTTGTATCACCTATTGCCGTAGGAGATATTTATGTAGCAGTACCTTTTACAGGCGCTGTAGTTAACGCAGAGATGGAAGTAGGGTTAGCTCTAGACGGCACTAGTTTTGATAATGTAGTAAACGATACTAATTCTTTGGATGAAGCAGTTACAGCAGGTAACCCTAAGTCTTTAGCTTCTTACACTACAGGAGACAATATCTTAAGTTCTGCGGTAGTAGATGCAGGATCATTTAAAGTAGTACCGATCTTCTTTGATCGTCCTGGTTTATCGAGCACTGTGCAAAATACGTATCAACTAGACTTCGGTGTACTTGGTGACGGTACTGTTAGCGGTACAGAAGGTACAGGTGTATCACTGACTGGTTACTACGTGTACACTGGCGTTATTAAAGATTTAAGCAATAACCTAGTAGACATTACTACACTAGGTAATGATGTTCGTGCTGCTATTACTGATGGCACATCTACAAACTATGTCATTACAGTTGACCTAGCAAAACCTGCTTTTTACGGTACCTTATCTAAATCACAGCAAATTAACACAGGTATTGATATTCTTATCAAGAAAAATGACATTAAGTTCAGCATGGAATAATCATGACTGAAGACCTGCCTTTATTTATTGTAGGGAGCTATTCCTATGAAGCTGGACTTATCTCAGGAAAGATAGGTACAGCTGAAATAGGTAAAATGTCTATAGGCGTTAACCCTGCAGTAGCCAATGAGTTAGGTACTACTGGAGCACCACTGAATAAAATCGGTAGTGCTAAAGTAGGTAACTTTGCTATCGGTAATTACCCAGAATATTACCATGAGTTAGAAATTAATACAGTAACATCATGTAGTGTAGCTATTGTATTAACTTCTGCATTAGAAATTGACAGTGCTACAGAAGCATATAAAGATAACACATTTGTATTAGGTGAGACTGTTATCGGTAGTGGTAGTCCGCTTGGTGTAGATCACATACCATACAGAATCTCTTTAGCTAGTTATCATGATATTGATGTAACCTCTATAGTGAATCTTGCACAGTCTGTGTACCTAGATTCTATAGAAGACATATTCATACCTAGTTCATCTTACCTGCTAGGTAGTATAGCTAGTCAGTACTCAACATACGTTAATAGCGATGTTTATTTATTAGGAAGTATAGCTACTAACCATGATGTAGCTATTCAAGGTATAGTTGACTATACTGCCAGCATAGCGTCTACCTATGATATATCTTCTATATCTGTTGTGAACCTAGTACAGTCAGTATATACTGATTCAACAGAAGATATTGAAATTATTACAGAATCCGATCTACTAGGTTCTATTGCAAGTAGTTATGACTGTAATACTGTAACTGTATCTGATGTAACATACTCTATCGCATCTAGCTATGATACCAGTACTATTACTGAAGTAGCACATACTACATCTATTAGCAGCCTGTATGATGTGTCAATTACTACAGCAGTTTATCTAGTAGGTTCTATTAGTACAGATTATACTTGTACTACTATAACTACTACAGAAATTATACCTAATATATCAGGGCATGTAGGCGAGTTCTTAATTCATGCCGATACCGTATGTGATATTACTTCTGTAATAGCTACTAGTTACGATACATCTCTAGATACAGTAGCAAGTATCACAGCCTCTATAGCTACAGATTACGACACACGTGCACATACTGAAAGTGAATTACTAGTTTCATTAGCTGGACATGCTGAGTCTGAAGCACACAGCGAGACGTACGAAATACCTCACATATATGGAGCTCATAGAAAAGCTATAGGCTTAATGAGTACCTATTCTAGCGAAGTAGTTACACTAACTACAGTTCAAACAGCTAAGACAAGCAGTAATAGTGCTAGTACATTATCAGTAACAATACAGCCATTACCAGTAACAATTAATAGCGGTTCCTCTACTACACTAGATAAAGTATATGCTACTGTAGCAACAATAGAAGAAAGTAAAGTAGTAGCTATTACTGACAGCATTAGCAATGTAATAGGGTTTGTACAAGGATCTACTTCTGGTGCAAATAGTAGTACTGAAACCGCAACAGTTATATGTACAAGTACTGACACTAGCAGTACAGCAAGCATTGAACATATGCCTTTATGGGGTATGCTAACAGTATATACTACTGAATCCACAGCTACATCTACAGCAAGTAGTGTAACGCCTATCACACCTACACTCATTAAACCTTCAGTAGTCACTACTCTAGGTGTAGTGCGTAATGTGTACAGGATTAAGTTTGTTTCTGCTGAAGGATCTTGCAGTAGTAGCACTACTATAACTAGCAGCATAGGTACAGCTGCCTACGGTTTAGATGATAGCGGTACAACAGATATTACATCTTCAGTGTCTATAATCACTAACCCAACAAGTACATGTGAAACTAAAGACGTAAATATAGCTCGTAGTATTAGTACTACAGTATCCTCAGCTACTAGCTATACTGAAGATGTACCTAAAGTATTTATGGTGTTCTTCGCTAAACCTATTACTAAACTGACTAGTGCAGAAGTTCAGTTTATATATCCTACACTAGGTCTATTTGAGAATGAAGAAGTAGGCAGTACAGCTAATATGCTAGATAGTCAAGTATTTGTTACTATGACTACATCACTAGATTCAGATAATTACACAAAAGCGTATGACGTACCTAAAGCCTATGGTATTATTGGAGCATATGTCCATAATACTGTAGAGCTATCTACTATCAGCTTTACTTTTGTAGACGATCTACAAAATACTACACTAAGTATTACTAAATTTAAAGAAGTAGAAGGTAAAGATTCTACTGCTGAAGTAGTTACAACCTTAGCTTCTACATATGCTACCAGTAGTGATTCTATACTAGATTCCATAACTTCTATGCGGTTTGAAGGACCTACTACTACAAAATTAACTTGTGATGCTGTTGACAGCTCACCTAAAGTACTGGTAACTTGCTCTAGTGCAGCAAGCAGTTCACAAGACTCTACTGATATACTTATCTTAGATTTCATATACCCTAGCCCTAAGATTAGGACTTGGGTCTTGCCTGTAACAAATAGAACATTTAAGGTGTAATACAGATGGCAATTATAGGAACTATCATTCAACAACCTAATGAGCTTATTGACTACACTGTAGACTTCTCAGAGTTTTTGAATACTAACGAAGAGAATACTGAAACAGAGACTTATTACATTACTAAAGTACATGCCGAAGTAAGTGAAGGCACTACTGCAAAGGTAATAGCTAATGGCTTATCGTATGACTGGTCTCAGATATCAGGAGAAAACGGTTATTATTTTGATATGGAAGCTGCGGTAAGTAAAGTTAAGTTTTACCTTTACGGAGGTACTGCAGGTGATAGATTTAAGGTAACTATTCGTATCACAGCAGCTTCTTACCATTATTATACTAACCAGATGACTGGTGACTTTATGGTGAATAATGATACAGAGAAACTGATTACTTTTGATGAAAGTAGCTCTGCGTCTACACTAACAATAACACAAGACGGTAAAGAAGTAGCACCTCCAACGTTTACACCTATTGCAGGTACAAATAGCTATAAGGTACCAGAAGGGTACGCTTACGAGTTTAAGACTTTTAGTAAGCTAACAGTTGCAACACCAAAAGCCTACTCTGCTTCAGGCTCTATTGTTAAAGAAGTTGAATTTAAAGTTAAGATTAAAGAGTATTAATAAATGTCAGTTACCTTAATAGATGATAAGTACCACATTGAGTATAGAGCAGGTACAACTCAAGAGCTCATACTAGATTTAACATACTACCCAGACGAAACCAGCACTGTAGGCACACCTATGGATCTGTCTAGTGCAAAGTTTAAGTTTGTAGCGTTTGACGAAGAGTCAGGTAAAACAAAGTTTGAAATTCCTATGAATACACTAGATAATACTGTATCGTGTCTTATTGACCATAGAAGAAAATTGACCTGTAGTTTCTCTGTAGTACTAACCCAAGGCAGAAGTGTAACAGATTTCTTAACCGGTATTTTGAGGGTTTACTAATGGCAGCTATAGTAACAACAACAGCCAATACCTCATCAGTTACTGCATCCTCTATTACTAACGGGCAAACCTTAAATGGTGACTCTTTATGTAGATTAGAAATTGCTATACGTCCAGTAAAAGTAGTAGTAGGGATAAAGACTTCTGTTACAGCTTTAGAGGTAATGAATGCTTTTAGTTCTAGTACCTCAGTGTCAGGATTAGCTGGACCTATTAAAACTAGCTACATAGAGAAAAGCTTAAGCGGTGATTTTCTAGTACCTTCAAACATTTACGGTGATCTTATTCTTAATATGGTACTAGCAAAGCTGGAAGTAGAGGACGAAGATGGTGGTATAGAAACTATTACAGAAACTTTAATTGATATAACCTATGATAAGTCTTCTCTAGTTATACAACTACCAGAAGAAGATCTAGATTATTTAGAAAACATCGGTACATTAAAAGGATTAACTATTAGTTATGCAACTAGGATTACATCATGATAAAAACAAAAGTTAGGGATTACGGTTTTATTGCATGGCTACGACTACAAGGGTTCATAGTACATAATGACCTCACTACAGCTTTAACTATCAAAGAGCTAGCAAAGCTTAACGTTGAATACAAACAATCTCAATTTTATTTATTCAATGAAGAGTTAAAGGCTATTGTTAGAAGTAAAGATAAGCTATAATATAATCTAATTTACTAGCTGTAATAAGCTACTGTTTATATCGTTTCTATTACAGAAGGAAAATTAAAATGGGTATTTTAGTTCGTTCAAAAAGTTCTATCTATGGTTTGAATGCTGATCTTGCTGCGTTGCAAGCTGCTGATTCTGCAGAACAGTCTCGTGCTGAAGCTGCTGAGTTAGTACTTACTAACAACCTAGCTACTGAGCAATCACGTGCAGAAGCTGCTGAATTGGTATTAACTAACACTGCTGCTGCTATTCAATCTGAACTTGATGCTACTCAAGTAGGTGCTGGTTTAGCTACTGATGGTTCATACGTAGTTAAAGCTGACGCTAGTTATATCGCTACTGCTACTAGCTTGAACAGTGCTACTATCAAGTTAGATGCTGCTTTAAAAGCTGAAGAGATTGCTCGTTTAGCTGCTGAAGCTGCTTTAGGCGTACGTATTGATAACGTATTGTCTAACACTGACGGTACTGCTATTGATTCATTGACTGAAGTTGTTACTGAGTTCCAACGTGTTGATGGTAACTTACAAACTGCAATTACTAACTTGAGCAATGCTGCTGGTGCTGGTTTAACTCAAGAGATTGCTGACCGTGAAGCTGCTGACGTAGTATTACAAGGTAATGTTGATGCAGTTGCTGCTGACCTTGCTACTGCTGATGCTCGTGCTGTTGCAGCTGAAGGTGTATTGACTGCTGACTTAGCTCAAGAAGTTTCAGATCGTGAAGCTGCTATTGCTCAAGAAGTACTAGATCGTAACGAAGCTATCCGTGTTGGTGGCTCTAACAACAAGATCGAATCTCGTACTGTAGCTTCTGGCAAAATCACATTGTCATTTGCTCCAAAAGGTGGTACTGCTGGTATCATGAACTTTGCTACTGTTCGTTATACTGACGGTAACGGTGTATCTTATGATGCTCCTTTGACTGCTGGTTCAAGCGACAAAGAGTTCATTGTTAACACCGATACTGCTGGTCAGTGGGATGGTAACTCTGTACTTGTACAATACATGTACGTAACTCCAGTTTAATTACTGTGGTATTGGGGACGGGGAAACCTGTCCCTTTTTTATTTATAATCGGAGTTACTAAACATGGCTATTTTAATTTATAACGACGGTGATAAACTTGTAGATACAATCCCAGACCGTAATATGCTTACTAAACGATTTGACGGTATGCGTGTACGAGTTAAAGATGCTACAGGTGATATTCAAGTAGGTGGCGGTAGTGCTGAGTACTTATGGGATACTTCAGTAGTAGGTGGACGTTGGGCTATTACTTGGGCAGATACTTACCCTACAATGAGTTTTGCAAATGAAACTTTACCTATTACAGGTAGTACAATTACACTAGGTAATGTGCCTGCTAATGGTGTTTTATTCAGTGCTGTAATCATTGACGATAATGGTGTAATTATGGGTGATGCAGACGTTGCTTCTGTTAACCTAGGTGTAGTTACTTTATCTAGTTCTAACTACTCTGGTAAGCAGTTAAAAGTAAACTATGCTTACGGATCTATGGCTTCTCAAATTCAAGTAGTGTATGACCAAATCAATGAACGTATTGATGCAGTAGTAGGACCAGCTCCTGAAGACATGAATACACTTAAAGAGTTAGCAGATGCAGTTACCAATCTAAGTACCACTCTAGATTCAGCTTCTACTAGTTCTACAGAAGCTTCAAATTACGTCAATACCGTACTAGTTTAATTGGTATTATTTGGTATATAGAAATTAAGTATTGTAGTATAATAACTATAAACTTAAAGTAATTATACATATAGGAAATAATATGAGTGAATACGTTTCAACTTTAACAAAACCTGCAACACTTCAATCATATGCAGAAGCAGTTACAGCAGGTACTGCCCATAACTGGGTAGACGGTCAAGTAGGTACTGCAGATAGGTTTAATAAGAATGTACAGGTAGTATTTTCTATGGTTAATGATCTGTATACTGAATTAGACACAACAGCTACTAGTAATAAAACAGTACTAGATAGTACTTTAACTAATTTAGAGGCTAACAATGTTATTGTTGATCAATCTTTATCAACAATAGAAACCAATTTTTTAGCCTTAGGAACAGCACTAGAAGGTACAGGGTCTGTATCAGAAACACTAAATGACACAGCAAATTACGTAACTACACTATTAGGATAAACAATATGAGTTTACAAGATTCTTTTGATGCTTTTTCTACAGGTATCACTAACCTAAGCGGAGCAGTTAAAACAATTGCGGACAAGGTTAAGAGTACTAGTGATGACTTAGCATCTCACGCTCACGGTGATTCTTTGGTATTTAATACTAACGATAACACGTTAACATACACCAAAACAGACGGTACTACACAGGTAATCAGTTTATTAAAGTACCTAGATAACAATGCCTCTGCTTTAGCTGGAGCTACTTACGATTCTGCTAACAAACAACTAGTATTTACTCGTGAAGACGGTACTACTTTTAACGTAAGCACTGCAGTATTTTTTGATGACACTAATTTAGTTATTAGTGTGGCTGGTAAGTCAGGTGCAGTAACCTTAGATAAAACAGACGTAGGTTTAGGTAACGTAGATAATACAGCTGATGCAAGTAAAGTAGTATTAAGTGCTACTAAGCTAGATACTGCTAGAACTATTAATGGTATTGATTTTGACGGTACTGCTAACATTACTGTAGCTGACGTTACTAAATTGCCATTAGCTGGTGGTACTATGACTGGTGGCTTAACAGTTAAACAACTAGTAGAAACACATACAGCTATCACAGTTACCTCAGGTACTGTAGGTATTGACCTATCTTTAGGTAATAGCTTCGGCTTTAGTACGGCCCTTACAGGTGCAGTTACTTTAAATTTCACTAACGTACCAGCTTGTGGTGTATTCAGTGTTACTGTTCCTTCTGGTTCTACTGCTTATGCAGTTACGCTAGGTACTGGTGGTACGCACCATGCTGCAGGTGGCTTAAGCAAATTGACTCTAACAGCTAGTTCAAAAGACAAGTTAGTATGCGAAGTACGTAATGGTACATTTGAATGGTCAATCATTAAAGATATCAAAGCATAAGGAGTTTCATTATGATGAGACGTAATTTGCTGAGTGAGTCGGTAGCGAGTGTAAGCTCGTTACCTGCTAACACAGTCTTTAAATTGGGTACTGACGGTTTAGTTGGTGCTCAGAATAATATCTTTCTAGATACACCTACTAATAGCAGAACTGCTAATACTATTACTAGGTACGGTAATGTCACACAAGGTACATTCAGCCCTTATACGAAGGAAGCTGGGAAGTGGAGTAATTATTTTGATGGTGCGGGTGGTATTAGCGTCCCTTACAGCAGCGCCTTTGATTTTGGTACTGGTGAATTTAGTATAAAATGTGACGTGTTTGTTACATCTTACCCGACAAATAGGGGTGTTGTATTTGGTCGAGTTAATGATTGGACAGGATCTCAGTATTGGTTGGAGGTTACTTCATCTGGGAAAGTTGCACTAACTCGTTCTGGTGGTGCAATTATCACGTCCACACAAACTATCCCACTAAACTCTTGGTGTTCTGTAGAGGTTTATAGAATAGGTACAACTGCGTATATCGACATTAAGGGTCAAATTACAACTTTCACTAATACCACGTGGAACCTCACTGCCGGTGACCTAGGTGGGGAGTTTACGATAGGTGCTGATCAAGGCGTTAACTCGTTTTTCTTCAAAGGTTACATCTCCAACCTCAAAATCACCAAAGCAGGTACAGTAGTCCTCGACACCTGCAAAGACAACCGCTTCAAAGACAACTCAATTTACAACCACACACTAACCCCGTCAGGTAATGTGAAAGTAAGTCCGTTTAGTCCTTATGCGAATAGTGCAGATTATGATGCTAGTGTGTATGGTGGTAGTGGGTATTTTGATGGGGATAATAAGTCGGATAGATTGTGGTCTAACGGCTTAAATCAGCAATCAACTGAGCCTTTAGATATTACGTTTAATACTTATTCAACAGGTACGTCTATATCTAATGGTGTTACTGCTTTGTTTGGTAGAAGGTATCAGGGTAACGGTGTTTGGGTGCGTATGACTGCCCCAACCTCACTAAGCTTTAACGCATCTGTGGTTAACGAGTTCATGACTTTACCTAGGTCTGTTATCAATGATAACCAGTGGCATACTTGGCGTTTTTATCAGACAGCAGCAGGTGGTAAAATGTCTGTTGAGTTAGATGGTAGTTTGGTAGGTACAACAGTAGCAAATATTCCATTATTTGATATGGACAAGTTTGGTATTGGTGGTACAGATGATAACAACTATACCTTCAAAGGTTACATATCAAACTTTGTAGTAAAGAAAGCAGGATCAGAAGTCCTTAATCTAAAATTCAACAATGCAGGTATTCGCGACGAATCAGGTATGAACTGTATTGAAACTGTTGGTGATGCAAAGGTTAGTAGTGATGGGCAAGGGGTTGTGTTTGATGGGGGTGGGGATTATTTAGCTATAGCCGATTCTACAAATCTAGCACTAGGAACTGGTGATTTTGAAGTTAGTTGTGACGTTTTTCTAAACTCGTATGCGAGTAATGCAGGGATAGTAATTCTTAATAGTGGATCAACTTCACAGTCGTTGTTCCAATTTAAATTTCATGGATCAACGTCATGGGGGTTGGCTGACTATACTACTTGGCTTATCGAATCGACAACACTTCCAGCGTTAAATACGTGGCAGAAGTTAACTGTTTTTAGAATTGGCGGTCAGTTAGGTTTAAAGTTGAACAGTAATCAGATTGGCGCAACCGTAGCTAACACAAACAACTTTGCTAGTGGTACTAACGTAGTAGGCGCTTATGTTCCCACTAATAATTACATTAACGGCACAATCAAAAATCTCACAATTACAAAAGGAGCATAATAATGCTAGTAGCTAAAATGGTAAACAAGAAGTTGGTAGTTAAAGACCATACTGAGTTTTTCCCTAACACAATCTTTGGGTCTAACCCAACTATTGATTCAATGCCAGAACCTGTAATGCAGGTACAAGGTTGGATTGAACATGATCGCACTAAACAACGTCTAGAGCCTTGCGATGCTTACCAGAAAGATGGTACAGTACTTGTAGTAAAAGTAGTTGATCTAACAGCAGAAGAGATTACAGCTATGAATAAAGTACCTGTACCTCAGTCAGTATCACCTAGACAAGCTAGACTAGCTTTATTGGCTGCTGGTTTACTAGACGATATTGAAGCTGCTGTTAAGTCTAACCGTGAATGGCAGATCAGCTGGGAGTATGCTACCGAAGTTAGTCGTAACTCACCGCTAATTCAAGCAGTAGGTAAAGACATGACTGAAGAACAGCTAGATCAGTTATTTATTGACGCTAGTAAACTATGAAACAGTTTTTAATTGCTGTAGATCAGTTAATCAATACCATCATCTATATTAAGGGTGATGGTTGGGGTTACGCTGATGAAACAATTAGTGCTAGAAGCTGGAGACTGAGAGATCAGTCTTCATTCTACAAATTTGTTAATGCTATATTCTTTTGGCAGAATAACCACTGCAGAGGAGCTTATATTTCTGAATTGTCTAGAAAGCAGCTACCTAAAGAGTACACTGAAAGTACTGTAGATAAGTAACACAAACTTCACTTGTAATCCCCCTAGTTATATGTGACAATGAATGTATAACTAGGTAACTAGTACTATAATTTACTATTCGGTAAATAGTCCGTCTGTACTACACAGACAAATAATCTCGTAAAGGAGATTGATATGAGTGATGCAGTTGTTGGAACAGGTTCAGTTGTTGGTTTTACTGATGGCTACCGTAATGATCATTTATTAGCTACTACGATTGATCGTGCTGAACAGACACGAGATATTATGCAGAGTGGACGATTTGAAGCAGAACAGTTACGTGATGCTATTGCAGCTTCCGAACTAGCTACAGAGAAGACAGGTGCTGCTAACCAAGTGACAATGGAAAAGATTGGTGCTGCTACTCAAATCGCTGCAGAGCGTTTAAGTACTAATAGCCAATTATCTGCTGAAAGGTTAGGTGCTGCTAGTACACTAGCTGCTTACCAAAACTTTGCAGCATTGCAATTACAAGCTTCACAAAACCATGCTAGTGCTATGGCAGCTGCAGCAGAGTGTTGTAGTTCAACTAAAGAGCTAATTCGTGAGGATGGTACTAAGACTCGTGACTTAATTAATGCTATTGAACGTGATAGACAGGCGGTACTATTAGCTGACGCTAAGAATGAACTGTTACTAGCTAAGATTGCAGCTGCACAAGGTGCATTTATCAGCAGTAACAGTGTTTGCTAATACCTACTAGGTATAAAAATATCTTTTAAAATGTACTAACAGATAGTACAATATACCCATTTAAATAATAGTTTAGGTGGGTATACTTATGAACTTAACTGCTAACATTACAGACAAAGAGATGGGTGTAGATGTACTACCTCATACTGACTTACCTTACCAAATGGCTTTACTAGTTGCTGATAATCTACAAGCAATTAGAGACTACTATAAAAAACCTATCAGTATCCATGTTGGCTATCGTAACCCTGAGCACAATAAAGCTGTAGGCGGTGTAGCTACATCTCAACACTTATACGGCGAAGCTGCTGATTTCCATATTGACGGTATTTCCATGGAGCAGATCGTTAATGATATTCGTAACAGTAAAATCAAGCTACCTCATAAGATTAGTCAAGTAATCCTTGAAGAATCTAAAGCACGACCAGGTTCATGGGGCTGGGTTCACCTAGGTGTATTTACTACTAGATGGGAAAACCAACGTAAAGAAAATGGTAAATCTCATGCAGGTAATGAGTTTTTAAAATGTATTAAAAATAGTTATTATGCAATGACTAAAGACGCTACGGGGAAAGTACTTGTATGAACCTCTCTTACTTTGTACTACAGTTGATGGGGCTTGTAGCTACCATCGCTGTACTGGGTAAGATGTACGTATGGGTTGATGATCCTAGTACTATGAGAAGAAATAAAGATAACTCCATTCATTGGCTACATAACATTTTAGAAGTAGCAATACTTGCAGGCGTAGGAGCTGCACTAGGTTATATTGTTTACATATCAGCATTAGCGTATGTAGGTGATATCAGTAAGTTGGACCAAGCAACCTTATCAGCAATATCAGCAGGAGTAGGTATGATGGCAGGTAAGGCTTGGAAAATGACTACAGAAACGGTAGAAATAGTTTTTGAATATGGTTCACAGAAGGTACGTGAAATGTTCAAAAAGAAAGTAGATCAGTATGACGATGACTAATAGTCCACTAGATACATTATTAGAGGAGCTAGAGTCTAATAGTTCATCTAACGTAGAGTACTGTTTAAGACCTACAGATACAATAACATCTACTACTTGTCCTAGTATGATAATAAAGTCTTATAACAGTACCTTTCTACGTGCTTCTGGTTACTCTCCTGAAGAGTTACTAGGAAGACGACATAACGTATTACGACATCCAGATATGCCACAAGAAGTGTTTGATGACTTACGTAAAACTATTGCAGCAGGAAGACCTTGGCATGGGGTAGTTAAAAACAAACGTAAAGACGGTGGGTTTTACTGGGTAGACGCTACAATAACACCAGTAATAGAGAATGGAATGATAATGGGATACCAAAGCACTAGGTTCCCTGCCAGTGAGGCACAGAAGTCAAAGCATGAAAAGATGTATAAAGATATAAGAGAAGGCAACAGAAGACCACCTAACTCATTAGAAGACCTTACACCTAGATCTAAGAGTAGGTTGGAGTTATATACCTCACTAGGTTTAATTACCCTGTTTGAGGGTATATCTCTTACACTAGGTTTACTAGGATACCTAGATGTATACATGATGATATTTACTGTACTACTAACTATGGTATTTATAAATAAGATTAGAAATCTAATACTAATAGACGATGACACAAGAGAACTTAAAGCTGTAAGAGAACTAGCTAGAGGTAACTTTAGAATACGAGTACCTAAACATACAGTATTTACAGAACCACTAGAGTTACTTCGTGCAATGATAGCTAGTAGTAATTCTAGCGATATTGACTGTAAAACTAATGAAGCTGAACTTACTGCTCTTATGGATACCATAGATGGTATGGCTATATTTGTAGACATGGAATTTAAAGTAGTTAAATACAGCTTATCTGCGCTAAGACTTGAAAAAGTATTTAATTTACCGTTGAGTCAGATTAGCTTAGTGGACTACATTGAACAACCTATATATGTAGGGCTAACTAGAAAACATGATAAACAACTAACAAGCATACTTGTTAATGACTGCTTGTTAAGTGCTAGAATTACACCCATAGTTGTTAGGGGTGATACTAAAGGTTACTTATTTTTATTTTATTATTCAAAGGCAAACACAGATGAGTTTAGATGAGTTAACAAACATTGCTATTGCTGTTGCAGCGTTACTGACTTTTATTAGTGCATGGGGACTACTAGATTACTTTACGGGTGGTAGTAAATGATTCTTAAAACATTACTTATTACTAAGAAAAATACAGACGAAGAGGGTAAAGTAAAAGCTAAAAAAGTATTAGAACAATTTCAACAAGCTGATAGCAGTAATGACTTATTTGCTATACAGTTCTATGAAAATGGCTCTAAGCTGCAATTAGCTTTTTCTGATAAGGCTGTAAAAAGTAATGGACTAACTCAGCAATACTTTGATATTGCTTCTGGTGATTTTATTACACAGGTAAGTACCTCACTAGATACTCTAGGTAAACAATACACTGATCTAGTTAATAAAGTAGCAAGTACGCAATTGGCTAGTGATACTAACACTAGTAACATAAATAAGCTAAACTTAGTGTATAATACTGTTAAAGATGTAGTAGATAAACATGAAGTAAAACTGTCTTCACTAGATAGTAGAGTTACTACGCTAGAGAATGCTGTTAAGAACCTAGGTAGTACACCTAGTTCATCTAGCAGTGATGCAACTAATGTGACTACTGGTTTTACTTTTTGATTAGAGGTTTAGGATGGCAGTATTAAAAAATGTAAAGTCACAGGTAATCGCTAAATGTTGGTATAGTAGCTTAAAGAATGCTGATAGCTTATCAGTATTACTTACACCAACTGCGAGTAATAGAGTAATTACAGGTATTAACCTAGGTACATTAAACTTAAATATAACATCGTACAGTGTTAATGAATTACTGTCGTTAAGGTTTTATGTACTGCCTAAAACCCATACAGCATTTACAGCTAATAAAGGTTCAGCATTACTTAGTGAAGTACCTGTGCTTGATCACACCTTTAAATGTATTACAGGTAGTACTAGTGACCCTACATACAGCTCTATTAGAAACTCTCGTGATTCCTACACAGGACTACAGATACTGATACCTGCTGACCATGTACTAGCTGCTGTTGCCTTTACTGACAAATACGGTAATCCACAACTAGAGTCTCCTCCACAGTGGGCTAATGTTTCTTATTTAGAATGATTTAAATTTATACGAGGTAATAACTATGTATCAACATAACGCAGCGTCAGCAACTTTAATTTTATCTAAACGACTTGATATGAAAGTACGTGCACAAATTGTTAAAGCTGTTAGCGATAAACAAACACAAGCACAACTAGGTATGTCACAATCGCAAGCTGATCAAGTATCTGCACTTAATGCTAAGATGGATCAGATGATTGCAGATAGTAAGAAAATCAATGAGCAAGAGATGGCTTACATTGAAAACACGATGCTAGATGTACTTAAGAACTTGGAGGCTAAAGGGTTATTCAATCTAGTTGTATCTGTCAATGGTAAGAACTATTCATTGCGTGACATTGTAGAATCTATTGCTAATATGCCTACAATTGTTAAAGAGAAATCGGAAGACGACTCTTCTGGTGAATGTGTTGGTATGCGTTATACTTTCAACGATGGAACTGAAGCCGTATTACCTTTGACTGTAACTGAAGATGATCAGTTTCTTACACAGACATTTGCTGGTAGTTTCAATGGTATTCAATCTAGTTTTAATGTTGTACATCGTAAACAGCCAATTGTTGTAGAAGGTCAGACTATTACAGATTATGTATTTGTTCAACAAACTAATATGACATTTGACCCTACAGCTAAACTAAAAGAAGCTAGTTCATTCACAGCTAAAGAAGTAGCTATTGATATGAATGGTGATGGTAATGTTGGCAACGTCTCTACTGAAGCTCCAACATCTGCACCTACAGTAGCTCCACTAGGTGATGGTGCTGTAATTTAAGGTAGTTAATGATGAGTGATTATATTAAGTTTATTAAAGATATCGCTCCTACTGTGGCAGGGTTCTTAGGAACTCCTGCTATGGGTGTAGCAACTAAAGCTTTACTAGATGCTTTTGATGGTGATGAAGAAACCGTAACTGCTATTACTAATGGTACTAAAGAGCTTAGTTCTGAGGATATTGCAAAGATTAAACTAGCAGAGATTGACGCTAAAGCTAAAGCAGATGAACTAGGTTTAAAGTTCTATGAAGCTGAAGTAGAAGACCGTAAGTCTGCTAGAGAAATGCAAGTAGAAGCATTACACCAAGACGATAGATTTAGTAAAAGATTTATTTACTACTTTGCTACTCTATGGAGTATGTTTGCTATGCTTTATATTGCAGGTATTACTTTTATCAATATACCTGACGATAATACACGGGTAGTAGATACTGTACTAGGTTTCATTCTAGGTACTGTAATTGCTACTATTTTAGCGTTCTTTTATGGAACTAGTGCTAGTTCTATGAAGAAGACAGAAATGATGAGTAATAAGTGAGATAGATAATGAGTAATGATAATTTGTACAGCTACGCTAATGCAGCTGCAGACCCTTTAGGTGCTAACTTTAACTACTACGCACCTACACATAGAAGCGATAAGAAACCTGTGAATAGTGATGTTCTAAACTTTCAAAGGTACTGGAACAGTAATTTACCGAAAGGTGTCACGCCATTGGCTGAAGATGGTATTAGAGGCCCTAAGACAGAGTTTGCTGAAAAGCAATGGGCTAATAATGCAAGAGCTCTAGAGTACGGCAGTTCTAAACCTACAACCATTGCACAGCCTATGGCAGTTCCTGCAGCTTCAGAAAGTTTAGCAGCACAAGCTCCACGAAAAGAAGTACCTGATTGGGCTAGAGGAACTATCCTAGAATTTACAGGGCAGTATAATTAATATAGTAATTATTAAAATACTTTGGTATACTAATAGCACATATTATTAACGGATAAGGTTATGGTAATTAATAAACAAGAAATTATAGCTAATCTTAAAGCTGATTTGAAAAAAGCAGAGATCTTGAAAAAGGACATCGATGCTAAAATCGACTCATGGAGTAGACAAGCAAATGGATTGCCCTACGGAAATGAAGAAGCAGGTAAGAGTGCTATTGTATCTAAAGATATTAAAAAGCAGACTGAATGGCAAATCCCTTCTATTATTGACCCATTTGTATCAGCACCACAGATTGTAAGATGCCTACCTATTACTTATGAAGATACTCTTGCAGCTAGGCAGAATGAGCTAGTTTTAAACACTCAGTTCTGTAGACAGTTTGACAGATATAACTTCATGAATAAAGCAATTAGGGTTTTAGAAAATGAAGGTACTGTAGTAGTACAAACAGGTTGGGATTATGAAGATGAAGAAATTGAAGTAGATGGTCAAGGTATTGAAGTAGATGAATATGGTATGGAGCATATTGTTCCTACTAAAGTAAAAGAACTTATTGTTAAAAAGAATAAGCCTACTGCTCGTATTTGTCGTAATGTTGATATCTATATTGATCCTACATGTCAAGATAATCTAGATAATGCACAATTCGTTATTTATAGGTATGAATCTGATTTATCATCACTAAAGAAAGATGGTAGATATACTAACCTAGATAAGATTCAAACAGGTGGTGGAGATAATGTACTATACAGAGGTGATTATATCTCACCTGATAGAACATACTTTAGCTTTGCTGATAAGGCTAGAAAGAAGCTTATGGTGTATGAATACTGGGGTAACTATGATGTGGATGGTGACGGTATTGCAGAAGCCATTGTATGTGCTTGGGTTGGTGATACTATCATCAGACTAGAAGAGAACCCATACCCTGATAAGAAACCTCCATTCCTAGTTGTACCATTTAATAGTATTCCGTTCCAGATGCATGGTGAGTCTAATGCTGAACTAATCGGTGATAACCAGAAGGTTAAGACGGCTATTATTCGTGGTATTATCGATAATATGGCTCAATCTAACAATGGTCAGATCGGTGTACGTAAAGGTGTACTAGATGTAGTAAACAAGAAGAAGTTCTTACAAGGACGAAGCTTTGAGTTTAACGGTACTCCTAACGATTTCTGGCAAGGTAGTTATAACAATATTCCTGCTTCAGCATTTAATATGCTAGAGCTAATGAATAATGAGATTGAGAGTTTAACTGGTGTTAAATCCTTTAGCGGTGGTATCAATGGTAATTCACTAGGTTCATCAGCTACAGGCGCAAGGGGAGCCTTAGACGCTACCTCAGTTAGACGTATGAACATTATTCGTAACATTAGCGAGAACCTAGTTAAACCGTTACTGCGTAAATGGATGTCATATAATGCAGCATTCCTACAACCAGAAGAAGTTATCCGTATTACAAATGAAGAGTTTGTACCTATTAAACGTGATGACTTACTAGGTAATGTAGACATTGATATTACTGTAGCTTCATTAGAAGATAACTCTGCTAAATCACAAGAGTTAAGTTTCCTATTACAGACCCTAGGTAACAGTGTACCATTTGAGATTACACAACACCTAATGGGTGATATGCTAGAGCTTATGCGTATGCCTGAACAAGCTAAACGTATTAGAGAGTTCCAACCTCCTAAAGATGATATGCAAGAACAGATGAAGCAACTAGAGCTACAACGTATGCAGTTAGAACTAGCTAAACTACAATCTGAAATTGAACGTAATAAAGCTAAATCTGCAGAAGATCAAGTAGACGTAATCTTGAAGCAAAACAAAGCAGAACTAGAAGCAGCTAAGGCTAGGTTAACTAATAGTACAGCTGACCTTAAAGACATGGACTTCCTTCGTGCAGATGAAGGTATTGACCATCAGCAGAAGATGGCAGAGTTTAATGCTAAACAACAGGCTACACTAGACAGTAAAGCACTAGATGCTTACCACAGAAGTTTAGATAATGATAGAAAACATCAGTCTGATCTAGATAAATTAATGGTACAGCTTGCACATCAGAACAAGCATAAAGAAGTAGACCACTTATCTAAACTAGATATGGCAGCCTTTGAAGCTATGCAACGTGACAAAGATAGGAAGCATAAAAATGGGTCTAATTGATAACCTAGTTAACAAACAGAAAGAACAACAAGCTGTACAGCAAGTTAAACTAGCTGAGAACTTAATTAATTCAGCTAGACAACAGCAACAACAAATTCAACGTCCTGTATACCCAGTACAGGATAGCCTCGCATATGCAGTAAATAGAGACTACAATCAACCTTATTTAACTGGTCCTCTAGTTACTGCACCTAATCAACAACAAACAGGATATTACTATGGATGAGTCTTTAGCAGGAATGGCACAATCAGGTGGTCAACAACAAGGACAAATGCCTACTGTACAGCAGGTTGTACAAGCACTAATGCAAGGAGCTACCCCTGAACAGTTAATGCAAGCAGGTGTACCTAAAGAGCTTATTGAACAGGCTATTGCTTTGTTACAACAAGCTATGGCAGAACAACAAGCAAGCGGTCAACCACCACAACAAGGTGGAGCACCAGTACAACCTAGTCAACCAATGTCTCCACGTCCAGCAGGTAATCCAGCTAGGGGCGAGAGTCTAGCAGCTATGGGGTGATAACATGGATGAAAGTCTAGCTAATATGTCACCAACTACTAACACTTACGAAGGTAGTAAAGACCAACAGAATACAAAGCACTTTTACGACAAGAGTACTATTAAGAATAGCCCTAAAGTAAAAAGTAAACCACGTAAAGTAACAAAGGATAAGTGAAGTGTGTAAGAAAAAAGTTAAAAAGTAAGTACTTACTGCTATTTAAGTATTGTGTTTATATTACTAAATACTTATAATAATGTTATAGACTATTACAATTAAGTCTTTAAACAACTTGTATTATTAATTAAATTAGAGGAATCATAAAATGATTAACCCAGTAGATCGTGCAAATCCAGAATATGCAACTAAGGTATTAGAAGCTTTTGAGCGTTTACAAAATAACGAAGATTACAAATTGGTAATTGTTAATGGATACTGTAAAGATGAAGCATTACGTTTAGCTTCTTTGCTGTCTAACGATTACTTAATCAGTCAAGGTAAACGTCAACTAGTTATGGAAGGTTTAACTTCTATTAGTTACTTTGATCAATACTTACGTGATATTGAAGGCTTACGTCCTGCTCCTGATGACGATTCAGAAGAATAAGGAGACGTAAATGGAAGACCTATACTCGCTCTCAGACGAAGAGTTAGAAAAAGCTTTTAGAGAAGTACGAGCTACTGAGGATGTTCAGTCAGCTACTTTAGATAATAGTACAGAACAATCAACCACTCAGCATGAAGTTGATGATGTACAAGAACATACCTCCAGCTATGATGCTGGGGGTGCTGATGTAGGACAACTTGAAGGTAATCAAGATCCTAATCAGGATGAAGGTGAAGCAGACAATAGCGACCAAGCTACTAGGCAGTCAGCACAAGATATGCAACAACCTCAAACGATGCAAACTAGACGGGTTAAAGCATTAGGACAAGAGTTCGAGTTTAGTGAACAGGAAATGATTGAGAAGTTCCCACAGGCGTTCTCTCAAGCCATGGACTACACTAAGAAGATGCAAGCAATCAAACCTTACCGTAAGATTGTAGATGCTATTCAACAAGAAGGATTGTCACAAGATGACGTTAACCTAGCTATTGATGCGTTGAAGGGTAACAAAGATGCTATGGCAGTATTAATGAAGCGTAATAATCTAGATGCTTTAGATATTGATACTGAGAAAGCTGAAAGTTACAGACCTTCTGATTACGGTCGGCATGAGTCTGTTATTGCTATTACAGATGTAGTAAATGAAATTAAAGATGACCCTGAATACCCTAGAACTTTTAAGGTATTAAACGATCAATGGGATTCAAATTCTTGGGATGCAATTTCTAAGAACCCTAAAATGATTAAGGGTTTACATACAGACATTAAGTCTGGTTTGTTTGATGTACTAGCTCCAGTTGCTGAAAAGATGAAAGTCTATGACGAATGGAATGGTGTATCTAAAAAATCTGATTTACAGTACTACTGGGCAGCAGCAGATCAATACCGAGAATACCAGTATATGCAGTCTCAACAAGCACAACAGCATGCTTCGGTTCAGTCTCAACAACAGCAGGTACAACAGGTTAAACAACAATCTGCTAATAGACAAGCCGCACAACAGCAAGCAAGTGTACGTAAAGCTGCAGCTCCTACATCCGCTAGTATCAACGGAAATGGGAAAAAAGGTCCTGTAAACTACTTAGAGATGTCTGATGATGAGTTTGAACAAATTTATCGTGAGCAAATGAGTAGGGCGTAGGGTGTTAAGTTTATTTAATTTTTAAAGGTAAAGATATGTCTACTCTAAATTTAGGTCCTGCTAATAACTTCTACGGTGACGGTATTAACTCGTCAGCTGGTGAAAATACGGTACGTCATTATTATGATCGTGTAGGTATTCGTGCAGCTACTGCAAAAAACGTATATGGTCAGTTTGCTTCTCGTAAAGAGATGCCTAAGAACTCAGGTAAAGAATTTAAAATTTCTAAATTCTTGAATGGCTATGACCGTAAATTGTCTGATGCTGATTTTGCTAAGTACGGCTATATGACTGGTCGTAGTTTAGCTGACTACCAAGCTACTCTAGCTTCTGCAGTTGCTTTGACTGAAGGTGCTGGTGCAGTTAATAAGCGTAAACTAGAGAAAATCACTGTATCTACTAAACTAGCTCGCTATGGCGAGATGTTAGAATATACTGATGAAGTTGATATGTTCTCAGAAGACGTTATGCAAACTCGTTACCATGAGTTCATGGGTAACTTAGCTAACGAACGTAATGAATCATTGATTCAAATGGACATGTTGGCTACTCCTACAGTAATGTTTACTGGTGGTGCTACTGCTCGTACACAAATCGGTCAAGATGCTGGTGCTACTGGTACATTCGATTCTAAGTACAAAGTAAGCTGGGATTTGATTCGTCAAGCTACTCGTCGTCTTGTAGCTAACCGTGCTAAGAAAAACACTGAAATCGTAACTGGTACAGTTAAGATTGATACCCGTACTATTGCTCCTGCATACTACGCTATCATCGGTGCTGATGTTAAAGCTGACTTAGAAAACGTAGTACGTGGTACTGTAGCAGCTAACGGTAAAACGGATAACGTATGGATTCCTTCACATCAATATGCTTCTGGTACTACCTTAGCAGAAGGTGAAGTAGGTTTAATTCATGAAGTACGTTTCATCGAAGCTGAGTCTGCATTCGCTTACCGTGGTAACGGTGCTGCTGTTCCAGCTGGTTATACTGGTACATTGTCTTACACTACTTTTGCTAACAATGCTGACGCTGTTGTTGCTCGTGGTGCAGGTGCTACGGCTGGTTCATACTTTGACGTATTCCCAATCCTATTCCCTACTCAAGACGCATTTGCTACTGTAGGTTTGAAAGGTGTTGGTAAGATCACGTTCAACTCTAAGCCACCTAGTGATGTAAGTATCATTAACCCTTATGGTACACAAGGCTTCTTCAGCTACAACTTCTTCTATGCTGGCATCATTTTGGAGCCAGAGCGTTTGTTGAAACTAGAAGTAGGTGCTAGTCGATAACTAGTTCCTTATACTGTAGATACCCTTTGATTATTCAGAGGGTATTTACTTATAAGGTAGTTCCAAGTATTATATATGTATTAACAACCAAATAAGCAACCCAAGAGGACTTACGTAATGAGTAAATTAGACGAATTAAAAGCTGAAGCTACTGAACTAGGTATTACATTCAGTGGTAACATTGGCGAAGAAGCACTACAGAAAAAGATCAACGATCATATGGATGCTCGTGGAGAAGCTGCAGCACAAGTAGTAATGCAGTCAGTAGAGGTAGTACCTTCTACAGATAAAGATAAGCTAGAATTAGAGTGGCGTAAAATCGTTAAGAAACGAGAAGAAGAAGCCAACAAAGAAGTAATGGTAGTAATCGTAGATAATGATCCACGAGAAAACCATTTAACAACCTCAGTTACCGTAACTTCAGGTAATGCAGAATTTACACTAGGTACATGGGTGTATCCTTTAAATAGTCCTACTATGATCAAACAAGGTCATCTAGATGTACTTAAAGATGTTACTATTCCTATGCATGTACTAGATAACGCATCAGGGCAAGCACATGCCGTTATGCGTAAACGTTATTCAATCTCTAATCAATAAGAAATGTTATGGCTGCGGTACGAAGACTATATATAACTAGAGATGCTACTAATGAGTACATTTTTACTGTTAAAAAGTCTGGTAGTTCTGCAGCTATTACTATTAATTCTTCTGATGTTTTTAGAGCTAAGCTTGTAAACATATCTTCACTAGATATTATAGCCTTAGAAAAAGAACTTACCGTAGTATCTGCTGCAGAAGGGGTAGTTAAATTAACTATTACTCCTGGTGAAGCTAATACCTTAACCTATGAACTAGGTGCTAAAGAAGATTATTACTACCCTAAAGCTGTTTACAGGCTTATCATGGTGTATGATACTGTAGATAATGGTCCGATGGTTGTTAATGTAGGAAAAGTATATGTCAAATGACTTACCTGTTATTACTAATGAGTACACCCTAGTTAATGATGACGTATATCTAGGTAGCACAGGCTTACCTGCAATAGTTCAAAGTCAAATAGTTGACCTAGTTACGAATGCTTTTGGTAGTAAATTTGCAGGTATAGATACACTCTCTGGTAACTTACTTACTGCATTAGATAGTTTGCAAGTGGCAGAAAATACGTATGCTAAATTTATAGTAGATAGGCAGACTGACTATGATTCTATGGTTGCTACTTATGAAACTTGGAATGCTACATTTGCAAGTAACAGTGCGACAATACAAAAATTAGACTTTGCGTATGCTAATATAAATAGTGTAATAGCTGGTTCATTAGAGGCTTATAAGGCAGAGTTTAATAATAAAATTAAGTCTGAAGTAGACATGGCTAAATTAGCTTATGCTTCAAGCATAGGGGCTTTAGCTACTTCTATCGATAGTTTAAGTTCCGTATGGGAATCTCAAGACGGTAGGATAGACGGTTATGCTAATGCAACACAGACTATCTCCACCTACATAGGGTATGATCCAACAGCGTCAAACAGGACGTTGGCTGAATCTATGTTCTCATATAATAGTACACTTAAACTAGGTGAGTACTACTACGATACAGGGTTTGGTTTAAAATCTTCAATCAAACTTAGCGGTAAGGGTACAGCTAAAGAGCCGTTCTCTTCTGAGTTTTGGATAAAAGCAAACTCATTTAAGCTAGTTGACCCAGATAATAACAACCATTCTCCGTTCTACGTTGATAATGGGGTTGTTTACTTACAAAACGTTGTTATAGGTAACACTTCAGATGCTATAGCAGATAGAGTACAGTGGAACTCTAATACACAGTACCGCAAGTTAGATAAAGTAAAATACAATGGTTTGAATTACGTAGTAAGTGTAGACCATGTTAGCTCATCTACATTTGACAAAAGTAAAGTAAGACCAGATTTTGTTCCTAGAGGATCTACTGGTGTTACAGTATCCATGGCAGTAGATACCCCACTAGTTATCGAGTACAACAAAGACGGCAGTATTACAGACAATACTATTACAAATGTCACCTATACCGCAAGTACAGTAGGGTACGTAGGCACTGTGTACTACGAATGGTATGTAAATGAGGTGTACAATTCTACTACAACAACTAACACATTAAGTTTGGTTGTACCTAGTAGTTTTAAATCGTCTATAGGAAAGGTACGAGTATATGCTAAAACTGTACAAGATCAACTACCTGCTAAGAAGTACTACTTAGGGTATGAAGAGTTAAACGTAACAGGGTATAGAGAAGGAAGTACAGATTACTCTATTGTTTGGGATAACGGCACTAACTCAGTATCAGCAAGCGCTGCTGGAGAAGTAGAACCTAGTGGATATACAGGTACAGGGGTTAGGGTATCAGTATTTCACGATTCTAGTTACCTTACCCCAGAAATAACCTCTGATGGTGTACCTACACAGGCTAACCATTTTTCAGTAAAATATGCAGTTAAAACAGGTAATGTAACCATAGGTACTCGATCTATAGTAGGTAACGAAATAGTATATAGTGACATAGCTAACTTAACTACTAACTCATGCATTGTAATTTATACTATTACTGTTAAAGATTCTGACGGTGATTTACTAACGTTTGACAGACAACAAACTATTGTAAAGTCAAAAACATCTAGGAGTACTTTAAAATCTACTGTATTCGCTAGAACTAAACTAGAGACATTGCCTGTACCTACTGGAGGTAATTTTAAGTCACCTATCCCTACATCCGTAAACAGTGACGGTAGTGTATGGAGGGGTGGTATTCCTGACGGCAAAAAACCATTATGGAGCTGTACTAGAATTTTTACTGATGATGGTTTAGGTACTCAACAAGAAGTGTGGACTACTCCACAGCTTATTGCTAACACTCTACAAAGTAAAACACAGTTTAGTGTAAATGGGGCTAATGGATGGCATGATACAGCTAGTTCAGGTGATTACTTCATGCGTACTTGTACTAGCGATGACGGAGGTGAAAGTTGGTCCTGCAACAGTGCAGTTAAGGTTAAAGGTGAAGATGGGTCAGATGGGGCACCAGGAGCTAACGGTAAGAGCGTATCTACCGGTTTTGTATACTGGACCAGTACAACTACCACACCTAGCAGTAAGCCTAGTTCAGGGTCATATAACCCGACTACAGGTGTAGTTACTGCTTCCGTAGGTTGGAATATGGAACCTCCTACAGTAACGGCAGGAGCTACACAAGCAAGCATTTACTACTCTGCGTATACTGTGCTTGAACAAGATGACGGTTCATTCTACGTTACGTTCAAAGATCTTAAAAAAGGTACAGAGTTTAGCGGGTTGGTTACATTTACTTCTGCTGACGATAGGTACGCTGATAAGAACTTAGCCGGTGTTACTACTATTGATGGTGATAAAGTAATAACAAACCATATTACGTTAGGTACTAATGGGCAGATAAAGTCTAATAATTTTGTCTCAGGTTCTGCTGGTTGGTGTATTAAAGGTAACGGAGATATTGCTGAGTTTAAAGACGTAAAAATTTACGGAAACATAATAGACTCTGATACTGACCCTAGATTTATGTTAGGTGATGGCGGTAGGTTTTTAACTGCAGCAAGTATACATGCAGGTGTACCTTCAGGAGACGTAAAGTTAAAAATAGATAGTAATGCAAATATACGGTTAAATTCAGACGGTACGGCTAGATTTACTAAGCATTTAAATGTAGGCCCTAAGGGAGCCTTTTATGCTTCAAAAGAGGGCACTATAGGGTGTATGTATTGGACCAGTAGCACACAAGAACTGAAACCTTATGGTACTAGTGGTACATATAATCTAGGGTCACCTAGTAACCAATGGGGCACAGTGTTTGCTGATACTTCTTCTATTAGTACTTCAGACGCACGTAAAAAAACAGATATAAATGCATTAAACAGTAATGAGTTGAAGGCTTCTATACAGCTATCTAAAGAATTTGGTACATTCCAGTTCTTAAATGCTATTAAAGATAAAGGTAGTAACGCTAGATTGCATATCGGTATGACAGTACAGCGAGCTATTGAAATAATGAAAGATAATCACCTAGATCCATTTGCTTATGGTTTTATATGCTATGATGAAGCTGGTGTAGATGAGTTAGGTAATAACTACCCTGACAGCTATGGATTTAGGTATGAAGAACTTCTAGCGTTTATATCTATAGGGTTTGAGGCTAGATTAACACAACTAGAAAAAGGTATTTAATTATGGCTAGTACTACTACCACAGAAACTACTAAACTAGTAGGGTTTGAAAACGTTACTAAAGGTAAAGTTGAAAATAATGAGTGGACAGGTGATGGTATTTTTGACACCTTAATGTATGCTGCTAATAAGAACATCGAAATCCAATTCAACAAAGGTAGGATTGTAGGTAAGGAATACGCAGAGGCTTATACTGATGTAATGAATACTATTATTACACAAGCTATTCAGTACTACTTACAGAAAGATGGTCAAGATGAACAAGCAGCCCTAACGTATGCACAACGAGTTAAAGTAGATAAAGAAACTGCTATGTTAGGTATGGATACTGTTATGAAACAGTCCGAAGAAAGTAAGGCAAATGATCCTACATTCGTATACAAACCAAGATATGTTAAAGGAGTATAGTAATGGCTGTACAAGTAAATATAACGCCAACTGTAGATGTTATTGACAAGCTAGAACAATTAGTAGGATCACTTATCGAAGATGATTCATCTGTATACATTCGTACTAAAATGACGTTAGAAGCATTGCTGTCTGATGGTAACATTACTAGTGCAGAGAAAGCAGATTTGACTGCTAAGATTCTTTCAGAGCTTAATACAAGTATTGTAAGTGCTAGTCTTCAAACTGCATTACAATGGGCTTTAAAAGAAAAAGAAGTAGAAATAAAAGTACTAGAACTGGGTAGAGAACTAGCCATCCATGATGCAGATATCCAAGTCAAAACTGCTAGTATTGATAAGATGAAAGCAGATGCTAATTCTGCAGAAGCAGCGTATAGAGCTACCTACGGTACTTTAAGCAGAGATGCTAATGGTAATGTGATTAACTTTACTACTATTGGTAGTAAGACAGCAGCAGAAATTAAATACACACAAGCACAGACAGCAAATACTACTAAAAATACTGGAGTGCTATCTGCTAAAGAGCTAGAGATTAGGGCAGGTACATACAAAGTACTAGCGGACACTAGAGCTAACTTTGGTAGTGTAAGTTCATACACCCTAACAAATAATGCTATGTTAGTTACCTTAGCTGACACGGAAGATACTTTAGGTAAATGGCAAAAAGAATTAGCACTAGAGCAGAGTAAAGGATACGGCTGGAACGCTTGGTCTAACGCTGTAACTTCTGCTGCAGGTATGGTCTCTACGCTTATTGCCTCTGAAGCTCCTGATATTTTTGGTAAAGATACAGATGGTAATGATAGGGTAGGTACTAGAGCACTAAATCAAGTAAACACTGGTATTTACAATTTATTAAAACTAGGTGAGCCTAGTTTACAGCCTACTATGTAGTTATGAAAAAGCTCTCTGTAGACTTAGCTTCTGTTACTAAACAAAGTTATTTAAATAACATAGGATGGATAAACAAGTTTATCCGTCTGTGGGGAACTACAAACGTAAATGGTGAAGAAGTCCTATTAAGTAGAAGGTATTTTTATAGTAATACAGAAGCTGCTTGGTGTAGAGCTAGAGGTGAAGATGTAGACAAGGGTGACTGGGTAGAACCTGCTCCGTGTGAGCCTGAGTTTACAAAGGAAGAAGCAAAGGCTAAGAACCAGACTTGGTATCCTACATACTTCGCTCCCTACTATACTAAAAAAGACTCTAACGGTAATTACTCTACAGATGAAGATGATCTAGGTATGGAAGTGTTTAGGTTTTTAAACATAGATAAAGACCTAGCTTCTACTAAATGGAAACGAAGTCAAATAAAATATGCTTGGTTTCTACTAAATCCTGATAAGCTGGCTGAGTTAGAAGCCACTACAATAACTTCACTACTAAACGCTGCGGTTAAGCAACGTTCTGTAAGTGGTAAGTTGACGTTACAGGTTATGATAGACTTAAATGGAGATTTGCTTACAAGAACTACAAGCTGTGAGTATTTAGACGCTGGTTATGTAGCCTGTAAAGAACAGGCAATTGATGCTTTAGCTCCTTATAAGGCTTATACAGAAAGTACTACCAAAGACCTAGGTAAAATGTATAAGGACTATGAAGTTTGGTTTAAAGATAATTTTGAATTTATGATAAGCAGTAATAGCATTATCGATTCTTCAGACGAAATACCCTACCTACGTCCTATAGCTATGTATGCTTTCTCTGATATGGACAGAGTAAAAATAACAGATGTTAAACGTATACCTGTAGTAGTACCTAGGCAGCAAACTTACACTGATGAAATTAGCGGCTTTTACGAAGATGTAAACGTAGTAAAAAACACATTAACAGTAACCTTTGAGCTAAACACATACCAGCTAGATCAATCTGTTATATACTCAAGAATTATAGAAGCTGCTACAGCCAAACGTATATCATTTTTTAGTCTTAACAATGTACACGAACTAGTCAAAAAGTATCTGGCAAGCTCATATGTACCTGACGAAGGAGAAATGACTGAAGCTGAGTCTATGGAATTTATAGGGTTAAACAACAGTAAAACTCAAAAAGACGCAGATATGTGGTTATACGACCCTTCAGTTAAGAGATACCATTTAAGAGTATCATGGTTACGTAATGGGTTAATGGGTGATGGTTCAATAGTTAAAGCAAAAAAACGAATAGACATAGTACAAAAGCTACTAGATATGGACTACAAAAAACAATCACAGAGTACTAACTGGATTCAAGCTATTATAATTATTGTTATTGTAGTGATAATAAATTACGCTTGCAATGGGTGTCTTACCGACAAAATAGCTACAATGATAGCTGCTGAAGTAGGTGTCAGTACAGCGGTTGCTGCTGCCGTAGCTTATACTATAGTTATCTCTACTGCACTTAACCTAGTAGCAGTGGTGGCATCTCTGCTAGGTATGTATCAACTGGCAATGAGCATACAATCGTTCTTAAAGACTATCCAGCCTATAGTGATACTAGCTACTATTATTTATGCTTATGCAGCTATTGCTCAAAGATTTGCAGCAGAACGTGCTGCTGATGCAGCTATGCAAGCAACAGAAACACAAGTAGCTTCTATGGGTGGTAGTACATTTGAGTTTGTACCAAGAACAAACATCGAAATAGCAGTAGACTTAGTAAAGGATAGTGTAAGTTCTACTATCAATAACTTTACGAGTAGTATTACCAATTTTAGTGATTTTAGTAGTATGACTTATGACAAAGCTATTAAGATGATAGATACATCTACTAAAGTAGCTATGCAGATATACGAAAACTACGCTAAGACAGAAATGAAAAAACTTAGCGATGAAATGAAGTCTATACAACAAGAAAACGCAGAGTTAGCAGAAGCTACAGAAAAGTCAGAATTATCTATAAACTTACTGATAGCTACACAGAATGCTGCTTTCAATAATCTTACTAATGATATGAGTAAAGATGTATCTATGTTTGATACGCCTTATATGCCTGCTATTAGACTAGGACACATAGGTAATACACAAACAACTAGTGCTATAGCTTTGATGGGTGAAGCTGGTGATAACTACATGAATCGCTACTATTAGTAATAAATATGGTATAATTGTTCTAACTAATTTTTATGAGGTGATGATATGGCTAGTTTATGGGGTAATGATTCTTCAGGTAAAAAAATTGATAACTCTGATAATGCGGTAGATAAAGCTTTTGATGAATTTGACTTGGATTTGATTGCATCTATGCCTAATGCCTGGGATGTAAATAACAACCCTAAAAGCGACTTTGGGTTTGGTAAGGGCTATAATAGCACGTTCTCTAACCAGTACAAAGACTTTACTACCGCTTACAATCCTACATATAATAACTTCAGTAAGAATGCTGGCTCATACTACAACATCTTAGATAGCAATAATGGGTCAAGTAGCTTAGCTGATATGCGTTCATACGCTGCAGGACAGCAAATGAATGACTGGCTAACAAAAAATCCTGGAGCTAAGTTAAGTACTGACCAGTCTAAAGAAATGTTTAATAACTTCTATAATAGTGCTGATTTTAAAGCTAGTGATCCTAATGGCGGTATTAAAGGATTTATGAATGACTATGGTCAATCATTAGGGTTAGGGTTGGGGTTAGTTAATAACGCCGCACAGTTATATGGCATGAACAAGCAATGGGATTTCATGGATGATAGATTAAAAATGATGAAAGAAGACCAAGGTATGAAACGAGAACTATTTAATCAACAAAACTCTCGTAACAAAGCTCTAGGTAACTATCAGTTTAACCCTAACAATACTGCGGCAGTTTAAGGAGTTACACCATGCCTATATCTGATTTACTAAGAGGAAGCAATGCAGGTAGTAACATTGACTATGTGTCTGCTATACCTAGAGAGGGTCTAGGCTCTGTATTCCTTAATTATGCTAAAGAACAAGAAGAAGCTAAAGCTAAAGCTGCACAGGAAGCAGAAAAGATTCGTCAATTTAACGTGACTACTGATACCTCTAATAATAGATATGAAGCTGAACAAGCTAGATTAGCTGCTAAAGATGCAGAAGATTTGCGTAGATATAATTTAGAAAAAGAACAGTTGAAGCTGGATAAAGAAGAAAACCAGAGACGATGGGATACAACAAACAATAGAGAAGAAGCTAAGTACAAGTATGACGTAGGACAAGATACTATAGGAACAAAAGCAACAGCACTTGCAGGTTCACTAGATGCTGCTACACTAGGTACAGACTATGCATTTGGTCAATTAGGGGCTATTACAGCTAAAGCAGCAGAGGAGAAAGGCTATAACGCTGCCTATAATAAGTTTGCAGAAGAGCAGATTAGTCAAGGCAATTTAGATGCTTTTAACGCCAAACAAGCAAGTACAGATAGAAGTGTACTAGTTAAACCTATGTCACAAGCAGAAGCTTTAACTGAAGTAATATCAGACGGTAAAGTAACAGATAGAACTAGAACATTGCTAGGTATGTCACAAGCTAGTGATGAGGAAGTAGGTAAACGGCTAGGTGAACTAAGCGGTGGTAAAAATCAGATTTATAAGCCTATTACAGATGCTTTATATGATGAAAAGAAACTCAACGCTCTAGTTAAAGATGTTACAGACAATATGCAACAGAGTGAGTATGCATCTCTACTAGGTAGTACAGTCAAGGAATCAGGACTTCTAAGGGGTGCTGATACAGACACACAAAGAAAAGTTACTAATGTACTAGAAGATCAGACTAAAAATTCTGGTACTGACACACCTGAACAAGTAAAAGCTCAACGAGATACAGCACAACAAAGACTTACTAATACGCTATCAATGCTTACTGCATTTAGCCAAAAGGTGCGTGACAGCTCTAGCAAAAAAGGAAATACCAGTCTAAAACTAGATTCTGCAGACGCTCAAGCTATTACTGACGGTACACCAGAGGGTATTAGAGGTGTAGTACATAAGATGGTAGCTGGTTTTTCTGGTGGTAACATCATGAAAGATGCTGATGGTGACACTTTTGATGCTGTGGCTAACTTTTTCACAGGTAATAAAGCTTCAGATGTTAAGGCTAATATGGAAGAAGCTTTCTTAGAGCTTAATAACAGTAAGTATGCAAATCTTACACCAGACCAAAAAGCTAATATAGTAAGGACTGCCTCTATTGCTAGTAGTGCTTATGGCAATGCGGATGATAAATGGTTTAGTAGTAGTAACAGTATTGCAAACATAACGAAGAATCTTGCGGATAATGCTATAAATGGCAAAGGCAGTACTGACGAAGCTTCAATGATTACTCAGTTAAAAGATAACGCACAAAATGCTTATAATGCTACATTAAACCAAGGTGGTTCATCAGCCTCTAGTACACTTGCTAACTATATAGATACAGGTAAGCAAAGATTAACTCCACCTCCAACCATTACTACACCTACACAGACACCTGCCGTACCTAGACAGCAAGCAGTAGTAAACCAGACTCCTGTAGCTACACCTAGTAGTACTGCCGTAGTGGAACAACCTACTGCTCCAGTTACAGCTATACAACCTACTGATACAAAACAAGTAATACAGCCTAATACAGGCAGTACAGGGACTAGGCTACCAGTAGATAACAATCCTTCTGTAACAGACGGAACTGCTGGTAATCTACCTAAAAGTTACACAGATCAGATGAAGTTGGTTGATAGGATACGAACTACTGAGGGTGAAGATAGAGAAGCTGCCATCGCAGAATACAACAGTAGATATAGAATGCCTGCTCCAACAAGCTCATCTAACCTTACCTCTAGTTTACCAACAAACTATGGTGAGACTTCACTAGATTTACAAAAAAGTATATTACCTACATATAAGAAAGATATTACTGATAACGGATCTACTACTGACTACAATAATGAAGCAGCAGTAAACGCTACACATGAGTTAAGGGACTTGTATCAGACAGCAAGAATGTCTGGTAAAGAAGGTGAAGAAGCTAGAGCATCACTAAAAGAAGCTATACCTAGGTTTATAGAAACTTATGGGGTAAAGGCTACACCTGAAGAAGTAGTTAAAGACCTAGATAAGTATAACCTTACATGGGCTACTAACAATGATAAAGCTGAGGCTATTGAATATATCGGTAATGCTGTGGTAGGTTCTGTAGCAGCCCCTGCAAGTTTACTGGGTGCTTTAGGTGTTGGGGCTTTAAGTGGTGGTGCTATAGGTACTTTAGCATCCCCATATAAGAAGAGTAATGACGGCAACTTTAACATTAATGATACTGCTCATGGTGCTGCCGAAGGTGCTGCAGCCGGCTTACTTCCTGCTGTAGTTTTACGTGGACTAGAAAAAGCTTATTCCAATGAAGTAGTTAGAGGGGCGTTGTCTGGAGGATGGAAAGAAAGAGAAACTGCAGGTAGTGCATATAACATACTGATTGACAACAATTTACCAAAGAACGTATCAGATATTGTAGCTACAGACTACGCTAGAGCTGGCTACGGAAAGCCAACAGACCCTACTACTTTGATTAGTGCTGCAGAATTAAAACAAAGTATGATAAACCCTAATACAGGTAAAAAAGACTTAAGTACCTATATGCCTAGAGAGGTTAAGGACAGCCTTACTGAAAGCAAAGCCGCACTATCCTCAGCTAAAACTGATTTAGGTAATTTAACTTTAGCTATTAAAGAAGGAAAACAAAAAGAGGCTGAGCTAGATAAGGCTATAAAGATAGGAGAAAATAGGTTTAGAAGAGGTGGAGTATTCCCAGAAGCTGAAGAAAAAGAGCTTGCTAGGCTTAAAGCAGAAAAAGCAGCACTAAGTAGTATGCAGACTATTAGAGAGGCTGGTCTCAAGCCAGCACAAGCTGAAATAAATAACGCTAAAGTTGCACAGAAAGCAGCAGTAAACAGCTACAAAGAAACAGAAGCAACTATAGGTGCACAACTTAATAAAGATTATCAAGAGCTGTTATCTGGTAAACATTTGAGTAATGCAGCACCTGCAAGGTTAGCTCTACCCCCAGCAAGTATAAAAGTACCTCCTGGAGGGTTTTCAACTCCGGCAGGTCTAGCTTCTACATCTTCTGGAAGTAATTCAGCTATTGCTACTGCAGTGGCTACAACTGCACCTAAAAGTAGTCTTGCGCCAACGGTAGTGCCGACACCTCCTCCTACTCCTGTAACAGCTGCTGCTCCTACTGTAGCCACTACTATACCGAAAACTGTACTGTCTGTACCTGGCACAGTTGAAGATCTTACTAAACTGGGTGCTGCTGATGTAATTAGTATTGTAAATAGCGGAAATAAAGATAGCCTTCTCGCTAGTTTAGATGCCGCAATAAAAAGTAATATACCAGAAGTTGATAAGAAATTACTACAAGAAAAAAGAGACGCTGTAGCTAATTGGACTCCATCATTAGATTTAGATAACCTAACTGCTTTATTAGATGGAGCGGAATTGGTACAAAGTATAGGTAAATAACATGACATACGCTATACCAAATCAATACTTTGATACTATCGTAGGTAACGGTAAGTACAGTATCCCTTCTAAACCACTCACCAGTATGACCTTTGGTGAGTACATGGCTTATGCACCTCAGCTAATTGAGGCAACTAGAGGAAAGAAAGAGCTAGGTTTAGAGGGCACAGGTAAAGGTACTAGTGCTTCTGGTGCTTACCAATTTACTGCAGAAACTACTAAAGATATAGCCCCTATGGTACTAGGTGAAAACTGGCAATCACAAAAAATGACACCAGAGAACCAAAGGCTGATGGCTTCTAAGTTATTTGATATCCGTAAAGGAGGTAATTTAAAAAAGACATGGTCTAGTTTACCTAATGCCGAAGAAGGTGCGTATTCCAATATGACATTCGACGAAGTAGAGCCTATTATCGTAAGAGGTGAGGTAGGTTATACTGGTGATTCTAAACCTATTACTGCAGTTGCCAACAATACAGCCCCTTCTAACGAGTATATGAATATGTATAAAGACATGTCAGATAGGCTAGATAGAAGAGAGGCTTTACTGGATGAACGATATAAACAATCAATGGCAGATAGGAAATATGCAAATAGTTTAGCTTCAATGGAGCCTGTTGTGCAAGCACCTGCTATGCAAGAAGAACAAGCAGAGCCTATAACTAGATTAGCATTACCTAGTTATAATCCACAACCATTAGACTTGAGTGTAGCTAAACCATATGTACCAAATAGACTAGCTAAAAGCAGGCTAGGTAAGTTACTTTTACAAGGAAGTGCAGGATAGTTTACTGTACCATACTTTATTGATATAATAGTACCAAAGTTAACTACTGAGGTACTGTCATGTTATCCAACTACTACAATAATCCATATATCGCATCAGCTACCTTAAATGAACCTGCTCAAGGTGTCGAGGATACAGATGAAACAAGTTTAGCTGCTGCTAAAGAAGATAAGCTCCGTAAGCTAGCTGAGAAGAAGGCTACACTTACAGCCGATAAACCTTTCACCTATGAACAGGCTGATTACGCAGACTTGACTAAGGGCACGTACACAGTAATGCCTGACGGTAGAAAAGAAGATAACTCTAATAAGATCTACAATGAGTTGTCACCTACCGAGTTGCAAGCAGTAAAGGGACTAGGTATAGCTAAGTATGCGCTAGAGCCTGATAAAGCTACCGGCAAGGTGTATATGACTGACTTAGAAGGAAATAAGCAGGAGTATAACGGCCCTACTGAAAGACTCTACATGGGTAAGGGTAAAGGGCCGAATGGAGAGGATATATTCAAGCTGGGCATTAGCGCCCCAGGACCTACCCCTGAAGCTATGATTGGCACTAAGTGGGAGGGTATGGACCCTTCTATAGTTCGCTATGATTCAGAAGCGGCTAAGTACTTTAAACTAGGGAGTGAGCGTAAGCCTTATGGTTGGGCATCTGGTCCTGAAGGGATAGATACATCTACTATGCAGAGTGTACTGCTACCCTACAACGTAGCTAAGGTAATGGAGGCAACGGATCACGGTAACAAAAGTGCTATGGCTAACCGAGCAGTTCCAGGACTTAGTTCTGAAGGTAAAGAACGCTTCGGTCAAGGGTACGGTGAGTACTACAAGAACGGAGTTAAAGGTATGTTTGGTGATGTTAACCAAAACCTATCTGCCGAAGAGTACGATAAGGTTATGGGTACAGCTGATAAATTCCTGGCAGAGCGGATAGCACAGCAACAAGCTTTAGATCCACGTAACGGTATTGTAGATAAAGCAGCGTGGGAAAAGCACGTAGCTAATAAGCAAGCTGAGTACAAGTACAACACAAACAGTCTAGCAGATAACTGGGGCAATGCATTTAAAGGGGCAGCAGCATCCGCAGGTACAGGTGTACTGAAATTAGTTGATGCCTTACAAGAAGCCGCTACATTACCTTACCAAGCTGCTACAAATGCTATTGGACGATCATTAGACCCTAAGTATAAAGATAGGGATATAGACCTAATAAAAGATGAATGGGTAAAAGCAGGAGAAGGTAACTTAGATAAGTTATTTGGGCATGATAGAGCACTTACTGATTACGCTTCACAGAGGGCTAAAGAGGAGATGGAGAAGGCTAAAATAGACCTCACTAGTCTTGACAACTTAACTGATCTAGCTACTAACAAAGAAAGGCTTTCTCATGTAGGCGATGTAGCAGGTATAGCTGCTTATAATCCTGCAGTAGTTACTAACTCTATAGCAGAAGTGCTAGGCGAAGGAGGTGGATTAAAAGCTATTGGTAGCGTTGCACTAAAGACTATGGCCGCAGTCGCCCCTAACCTAGCTAAGTCCGTAGAAGGCGTACTAACTACTAATAGATCGGATGTCATAGCTAAGGCAAAAGAGATTAAAAGTAGAGAAGATCTTACAGATGATGCTAAAAGAGCTGCTATAAAAGAGGTAGAAAAGGAGTACACAAAAGGTAAACTAGCTGTTGACTTACTTAAAGGTAGTGCTTTCAGTAACGCTGACGCTATGGTACGTATCGATAATGATATCGATAAGTACAAAGAGAATAACGAAGGAGAGTCCCCTACTGCCGGTAAGCTACTTCAAATTGCAGTTACGGATAAAATTCTTGCCGAGATGAACGTACTATCCGCTAAAAGTGCTGTAGGACTTGATACACCAGTCAGTTCGTTATCTAGTAGTGCTATAACTGGAGCTATTAAACAAGCAGGTGCTGCTGTACTGCATGTAACAGGCAGTATCGGTAAAGAAGCTATTCAAGAAACGATTGATAGCATAGGGGAGCAAGTAAACCAAAAGTATAACAGTAAGGAGTTCAAAGACGCTACTGTAGGTGACATTATCAGAGAGAGCAGCACTGAGATCGCACTAGGTACAGTACTAGGCGGTGTAGGTGGCGGTTACATGGGCACTGTAGGGGCCATAAAGAATAATGTAATAGGCCCTTTGGTTGGCCAGGCAGCGCCTACGGTAAGTGCTGCTTCCTCTGCCGAGAAATCAGTAAAAACAGACATTTCGCAAGCAAAAGAGCAAGTAGGGGAAGAAGTTACTCCAGCTGTGCAGTACTTTAGAACTTTAGCAGAAGTAGACAAAGATTTTAAATCGGGAGTTATTACTAAGGACAATGTAGTTGACTATATTGATAAACTAGAATCAATGCAAGAGTTACGTTATGGTTTAAAGGATGTTCCAGAAGGTTTAGTTGCATACCAAGACGCTAGGTACTTAAACTTAGCTAATCATATTAATTCGTTTATGACAGATGAAAATGCTACTGATGAGCAGTTAAAACTACAACGAAAATTACCCACAACGCTTCCCGACCCAAGTACAGCGTCTGCCCCTACGGATGCGACATTAGGTTCAGAAGAAACTACAGTAGTAGGTGCAACTGCAAGTAGTATATATTCAGATGCAGATAGAAAAGCTGATGCAGAGAGGCTACTTCATTTTGCTATAGATTCGCTAGAGTTTACACCAGATCAGGCAGACATTATTGGCAGTCGCTACAGTAGATTTGCTAAAGCAAATGGGGTAGAACTAGAAAGATTAAATACGATTATCAAGAGTTATGCAGCAGTAGAGGAAGAAGCATCTATAGGTAGACGTAGCTGGTTATCGTACGAGAACAAATTAGACGCTCTGATGAGTGCTACTGTGCCTAATACTAAAGCTATCGAAAGACAGTATAGACAGCTGAATAACTGGTTAGCTACTACAAATAATGCAAAGTTAGATTTAGAAGAAGGTATCGCTGCAGCAGAACAACTAGCTACGGATAAGAACAAAAAGAAAATTAGTTTTAGTTCTAGTACAGAAGCCTTCAAGACCCAGTATAGGAAGATTGGAGGAAAGCAATTTGAGATCAATATTAGTTATGACCCAAGCACAAAGAAATGGGTTGCAGATACTACACAAGCCCAGAAACTAGTAGAACTTAAGCAGCATAATGCAGAAGAGTTAACTAGAGTGTTAACGAAGTACAATACAAAAGCTTCTCAGCTGATTGGGGAGCTACGTAATGAAGGTACTCTAATTATCCCAGAAGCTGGTATTAATACTTCTACAGGGATGAGTAAAGCTAGAGCTTTAGACACAGGGCATATCAAAAGTGCCATGACTAGGTTAAGTAATGTTACTGGAACTGCCCCGGGAGTTACTAAAGTAATTTTAGATACTCAGAAGAGAAAGAATGAGACTCCTCATAGCAGTAAGTGGGATAATAAGTACGATTACTATAGGGTTAATAGACCTCTTATTAATAGAGGAGAGTATCACGAAGGTGAAGTAGTATTGCTTAATGCAATGGGTAGTGTAGTGCATAGCAAGTCTAAACGTAGTATTAGTAGTTTGTATCTAGCTGATTCTATAGCTGCTAAAGAGTTAGGAAAAGCTTTAGATGCCAGATCTACTATTCTACTAGATAGGGATTACATTGCCAGTAAAACCAAAGGATACAAGAATAAAGAAGGCGTATTTAAGGTTAGTGAACGTGCTGGAGGGTTAAACTCCAAAGGTCAACAAGTCAGTAATTATTTAGAGAGTAAAGGGTACGTACAAGTCCCTGGAAATCCCGCTCTATTTGTACACGCAGAGAGTAACAAGAAAGCGATAGAGGCTGCAGAAGAGTCACTAAAAGCAGCACAGAAAGAAGCTGCTGCTTTAGCTAGAGACAAGAAAGCATTAGTAGCGACATCTGCACAGCTAGATTGGTTGTATACTTATAGAGACTCTTTAGATGAGGTAGAGCAAGCTTTAGTAGATATTATTAGAGTGGCAGAGAAAAAGTATGAGGATCTTCGCAGTAAGTTAGAAAGCAAATTTCAACCTTCAGTACTAGAAGAGTTTAAGCACATGGCAAGTGTAGAAGAAGGCAGTGTTGAAGAAGATACCGCAGCAGTAGAAGGAGTAGAGTTTGACGGAGATGTCAAAGAAAGCAGCACAGAGCACGAAGATCTAGATACCGCACTAGGTAGTGTAGCAGTAGACACTAGGTTAGTTACTGCAGCAGATAGAATGAATAGATATATAGAACGACGTAAAAGAGAGTTAATCGAACAAGCTGATGACACTTTGAGCATTACCAGTATTGACTTAGGGGTAGAGACCAGAGACGGTGTAGAGTATGTAAAAGGTTTGGATGCTTCCTATAAAGCTATGATGGCAGACCTTAAGCGACAAGGTAAAGAGCATTTCCAGGATGTACAAGAAGAAGTACAAGAAGTGCTGAACAAGTGGAAAAAATATGTGGCAGATGGTTACAGAGGGGAAGAACTCAGTAGTAAGATTGACAATGACCTAGACGCTATTTCAGACCTAGGTATTGCAGTAGGTAGTGTAAATATCTCGGAAAGTTTACTAGAGTTATGTATGGGTAAAGGTAAGCCTCAGATATATGAAGTAGTTATGAACGTAATGGGTAAGGATAAAGAGGGTAAGTATACAGTACCCAAAGGTAAAAGAGTTAGAACAGCTCTTACACAAAGTAGGGCAGATGAGTTAAAAGCAGAATTTGGTACTGTAGTAGACGGTCATGCAGGGAAGATTGTAAAAGAAGAAAGACTTACATATATTACTACAAGGGCAGTAAGTTTAGATCCTAATGAATATTTAACAGTAGGTAAAAACCCTACACTACTAAGTAAGTTTGCGGTAAGAGTATTTGACGCTATTGACGGTCCTACCCAGACTATTATTAAGACTATCGAAAAAGTGCTGGTTAAACCTAGTGGGGTAGAGAAAGGGGATGTAGGGTTTGAGGTTGTAGATAAAGATGATAACAGTAAGTTCAATATTTACAACTCACCTGCTAGAGCTATCATTTTCAGTACTGCAGGTAAAATATCTCCACAAGTAGCAGCAGCTATGCATCTAGCCTTAGCAAGCACTATCGTAACGGATAAAAGTAAGCTAGTTAAAGGGTACAAGGATGATGAAGCTATTGCAGCTATGTTTGGTCTTAATTCAGTTGCTGCGGTTACAAATAGAATGAGAGCTATAGCAAAAGAACACGGAGCACTACGGAAAACAGTAGCTAACTCACTAGGTAAGGAGATATTATCTCAGCTAGGTATTAAGGCTAAGAGAGGAGATGATACAGCAATTGGCATGTACGAAGCTATGGCTACAGACCTAGGTAATACAGCACTAGTTATTGCAGAAGAGATGGGCTTAGTATCTAGCAGCGAAGTTGCTTCCAAAGATATCGCAGAGATGAAGAAAGGGGGTACTAGTGTAGGGTTTACAGGAGAAGAAGTTACAAAGTTTGTAAACTTAACTAGTGGTGCAGATGGTAAAAAAGTAAGTGTTAAGGTACAGAAGTACGAAGAAGCTTACCTAGAGTATGATAAGGATATTCCAGGCATTACTACGTTAAAAGTAGGACCAGAGTTTAGTCCACATACTGATGCAGAAGTAGGTAGAATGGTATCGGAAGTAAGAAACGATATGACTCACAATTTAGAGATAGCACCTGCTGCTAGAAAAGCTTTAGAAGGCATGATTAACACTAAATTTAAGATAGATGTGGAAGGTGCGGTAGAGCTGATAGAACTATACAAAAAAGGTGAGGGCATAAAGAGGCAGCTAGGTTGGCTTCCTTTAGAAGGAGAAGAATTTGATAGACTGTCATATGCTAAGAAAGAAGTACAAGAGGCTATTAACAGAGGTATCGAAAAAAGCTTTAGCAGTTTAGAAGAGCTTATTAAAGCGAAGAATGAAGGTCGTAACGAGCATGATCATGAGAAGGATATCAACGTATGGTTTAGACATTTTTATGCTACCAACGGTCGTTATATGATCGATAGTAACACAGTAAACCCTCATACAGATAAGATACATAGGTTCTTAGTGCAGCCTGCATCGTTTAGAGTTACTCATGACATCGAAGGTACTGGTGGGGCTAGGAAGTTTAGCGTTATTAAAAACGGAAAGGTGTATCGTACTAGCCTATACGTTAGATTTGCCTTAGCTCAAGCATTTGGTTACGATATTGATAAAAAAGATCCTAATGAGACAGTAGAGTTTGGGAATATGTTGTTGTCGTTGGGCAAGGAGCAATTACTAGCGATAAAGAAGACTATTACAGAGAATGATGGTAAAGAAGGAGCAGCAGTAGCAGTTGTTACAGTTAACGGCAAGGCTACTAAATTAAAGGCAGACCACATTAGCCATACACTACAAGCTTTAAATTTCTTGATTAAAGCTTCGGGTACTAATAAGGTAACTAGTTCTCTTACAGCAGAGTATGACTCCATTACAAATGGTTTTGGTAATAAGTTACAGCAGATGCCTATATTAGGTGTAGAAGGGTTTGATGCCAATGTTATGAATGAGCATTTCGCTCGTACAGGAGTATTAGCTAGTTCGCTTATAGAGAATAAAGAAGAGTTTTTTACTACCTTTCAAGGAGCTATCGTTGGGGGTATTAACTCTATGTTAGGTAATGATAGTACGTTTAAAGATTCGTACCAGAATCTAGCAGTTACTGTCGGTGAGTATATACAAACGCTAGTAGATAAAATCAAACATGAGGATTTCTGGAAAGAAAAAGGTAAAGTTAGCCCAGGTAAGCCTACGTCTTCCGTAAAGGTAGCTACTGCTATATTTAACCTACTACCAACCAAGATGGATAGTGAAGGCAAAGTATCTAAAGAGCTACGTACGTTGTTCAAAAATCCGTTTATGGTGTTTAACTACGCTGCAGGTATTGCTACTATTAGAGAGAATCTAGGTGAAGAAGTAGTGATGGAATTTTTTGAAAAGTTATCGAAAGGAGATCAAGAAGTAATAGATGCCTTTGTACAAATGGATACTACTATAACTAAAGCTGACGGCACCAAAGTAAAGATTACTAAAGACAATAGCGGGCTTTTAGTAGACTTTGCTAGAAATAATCCTTTTAATAGTTCTAAGCTAGCAATTATGGATAGTACAGCTTCTACGATTTTATTATCAGTAGTGGATAAGTTGTTCGGAGAGTCTGTAGAAAACACATTTAAGAAAAACTTTGGAGCCTTTATTGAAGTACAGGAAGCTACCAATGATGCGTTTAGGTTGAGTTTCTTTAGATTTGAGACTAAGTTTAATGAAGCTTTCAAAGAGGTGTCTAAGAAAGGGTATGTTACCGCAGAAGAGGAGAAAGCGATTGTCTCTAATCTATGGGATGAATTTCCTTGGATTATGGGACCTCTTAGTGAAGGGAGCAAAGATGTAATTGCGGTAGTTAGTAAAGCAGCTATTACAGATCCTTTACGTGCTGGTAGAGCTAGTCCATCAGTAAAAGCTATTAAAGGTGGTAAGGAAGTTTCTATTAGTGCTAACACTATTATGTACAAGATGGTAGCTGCTGCGAGTGCAGGTGCAGTAATTCCTTTCCACTACATAGATGGCGCAGAAATGGCTAAGATGTATAATAGTTTTAAGGATGGCTTAGTAAGTGAAGAGATGGGTATATTAACTATCCATGATGCAAAAATGGCTCCTATCCACCATACAGGAGAAACAGGCTGGATGTACAACAGGAGCTTTCATGAAGTAGGTAGAGACTATAATCTTTTAGATCAGTTAGAAGAAATGACTAAAAGATGGAAGACGGATGACATGCCAGAAAATACTACAGTTACAGGTTTGAAGATTAGTAAAGGTGATGGCAAGGAGATGAAAGCGTTACTTTACGAAAAAGCAGTATTAGATTTACAAAGTAAAATAGCTAGGTTGGCAGATGCTAATAGGAAAGCCAGAGAAGTGTATCAAGCGAATAACAAGGAAGGCTCTACTACTAAGTACAAGTATCAGAACCTGATAGGGACTCCTGATCAAATTTACACACCTGGGGAAGAGAAGTATAATGGAGACAAGGTACTTGACTATTTTGACGGTAGATATAGTACGGTAACGGGTATTGGGGTAGATTCTATGAGTGGAGTTAACGCTGAACCTACAACAGACATACAAGCAAGGTATGCCTTTATTATGCATCAGTACAATAGTTTAGGTGATAAAGAGCTTATAGCTTATCTAGAAGAAAATTTTAAAGTCGAAAATATTATCAGAGGGTGTTTCTAATGAATTGCGAAGCAGATGCTCTAGTAGGGGCTATTGATTGGTTTTATAAGAATAAAGCCAATAACGGGGAAAAGGTTAATGAAAGTAATAAGAAAAAAGCCGAAGATTTTATTAGTCTTTTGCGAGCTACCTTTCCAGAACCTTTTGAAAAAGGTGCTAATGCAGTAGCGAAGGCATTAAAAAACAAAAAAGAAAACCCGTCTCTGTCTGTTAACTATAAAGGTAAAAAGTCAGGCATATCTAAAAAAGAGGCTATGGAAATAGTGTCTGGTATGTCTTTAGAGGCTAAAAAGCTAGTAGAGAAGGGTAAAGTACAGTTTGTAGATAATACTTTTATTGCTAATCTACTGCAACATACTGCCGATAATTTTGGGTTTAATTCAAGAACCCTAGATGATATAAAAGAGGATTTTAGACTTTCGATTATTGGAACTAGCTCTAGGAAAGCAAGAAATGAAGGCTTATCAGCAGCAGTAAACGGAGGTAAAGACACTGGTTGGGAGCTAGGTTTAGACGGAAATTTTAAGTATAGGATAAAATCTAGACCACAATTAAAAGTAGCTAATTTCAAAGCCGGTGTTTACGTGTTACCTGATTTAGTGGACTATCCAGAACTGTTCAAAGAGTACCCTTATTTAGAAAAATTAAAAGTACGCTTAATAGAAGATAATCAAACAGAAGTTACTGGAGAATATAGTGTATTAGATGACGTTACAGTCAATATAGCTAGGCTTAATACTAATTCTCTAGACCAAAGTTTTTTAGAGGCGCTTGGTCACGAAGTTCAGCATTCAATTCAGTTTACAGAGATGTGGGATAGCGGTAGTAATATCAATTCTTTTAAAACAAGTAGCAGAACTTCTGTTATTGCAGAAGATTACCAAAAGATTTTCAAAGCTCTTGATAGGTTAAAGGCAGATCGTCCAGAGCTTTACGATAGTTTAGTAGGTTTGTTGAAAAATGCAGATTTACAAAAGGTAGCAACTAGTGATGTAGGTAAGTTACTACTTGCTTACTCAGGACGTACTAGTGAAGAGTTTGTTACAAGATTAGGTAAAAGGCTACAAAACATAGTCACCAATGAAAATGGTACAGAACTTATGGGCTGGGTTGCTCAAGAGGTTTACTTAGAAGGTTATGGTGAAGTTGAAGTTAGAGCTGCAGGAAGGCATTGGTCAGGATTAGATAATTATAATGTAACAGATGCTAATCCTTCAGTAACTGTAAATAGAAGCGCTAGAGAGCTGCCTGTTGTAAGTGCAGTGCAAGGTGCTTACGTAAGAAGTGATAATGCAGGTTTAGGAGATCCTAGAACTAGTTACATCAATATTAATGCGGTAGATAAAGATAGTATTAAAGGCGTATTTTTACATGAGGTAGGGGTGCATGCTTTTATCGATATGCTGAAAAGTAAGCGTTACGATAAAGAAGTAGCACAAGTGCTAGATTTAGCTACTAGATTGTTAGAAAGAGGATCAGCAAGCAGTAATAAAAAAGTAAGAGATTTTTTTACTGGGGTAGAGCTACGGTTAGCAAAAAGTAAAAGTTTAGGCAACTTAGAGGAAGTATTGGCGTACATTATAGAAGAAGCAGTAAATGTGCTAAAAGAAGATAAATTAGTAGATATTAACAGTACTATGGAATCAGTAACGGCTCAAATAAGTAAGTACATATCACCAGTAGTAGCAAAATTAATCGAGGAAGTAGTGAAACTAGTGGATAAGTACTGGAAAAAAATATCAGGAGATATAGGTGATATACAAATTCAGTTGGACCTAGATAACTTATTACTGTTTGCGCAAGAAGGGGTAAGATCAGTTAGTGAAGGTAAAGTAGTAGAACTAGTATCCTTGGATAGAGCTTCTAGTGACAACGCTTTAGCTAGACTGTATAATAGTATCATCAATAATACTTTATGCGAGTAACCTATGAGCTCATGCCGTTCACAAACTAAACAAGAGATAGAAGCAGTAAAAAATGACTACAAAGCTAAACTAGTCGAAGGTAGGGTATTAGCTTCTGACGGTACTTCTTACGAAGCTAGTTACAAGGCTATAGAGAGTGCGGACTCAGTAGATTCTTTTATTAAAGGATCTAATCTTAGACTAGGTAGAAGTACTATTACCAACAACTTCATAGAAGAGCTAGGAGAAGTTCTAGCTATAGATAGAACTAGTTCTAATGGGACCAAGAGAGTTAAGGCAGAAGTTCTTAACGTCAAAGTAATAGACGATGTTACTATTCTAGCAGCTAAAGTTGATAATGAAGTAGAAGTTATTAGTTTTAATAGGTACGGAGAATCTACCGAAGTAGGCGGTATAAAATATGAGATTCCAGGATTAAAAGCAGCAGTAGAGTCTATCAAGAATAAAGGTAGAAGAGTAAAGCTAAGTAGTGAAGCAAAGGAGCTGCTGCAAGGGAACATAGATTTAGGCAGTAGTTCACAAAAAGGGTTAGTAGATTTACGGGACTATGTAAAACAAGAAGATTATGAGCATGGTAACGTAGAGCATATGGTAGGTATGCTGCATAAGTTGAATGGTATTAGTAGAAACCCCTCTACACAAGAGTTTATACAACACGCAGAAGGACTATTAAAAGGGTTACATAACCATTTTTTACGTGGTATGAATTTGTACCTAAGAGAGAACGCAGATACCAGTTCAGGGGTAGTCTCCTTGGCAAATAACGCTATTGCTATCAAAGTAGGAAAAGATAAACCAAAAAGTACCTATGCTACTGATGCAGAGGTGTACCTAGAAGAGGTACTACATACAGCTACAGCTTTTGCTTTTAGAAATAACAGTAATGAATCTAATAAGTTAATTAGAGAGTTACGTTACTTAGTTACTACAGCTCAGGCTAAAACTAGTTGGAAAGATTTACTTAGGGTGCAGGAAAGTACGGCTACAGAAGAAGACATTAAAAACGCTAAGGAGCTGTACAAGTATGTATTTAGTAGTGAGAATGCAGATGAAGAGTTCTTAGCTAAGGGTTTATCTAACCCAGCAGTATACAAGCATTTTCAGTCTATTAATGTACTAGGTTCAGAAGGTAAAGCTACTACAATGTATCAGAAGATTATGGATTTCTTTTACAAGTTGATGGATGTAGTACTAGGTAGGTATAACTTTGCAGATAGCAGTAAGAGTGCAGCAGACAAATTGACAGAGTTAGCTATTGGGCTCAGTGAAGTTAACTGGAGAGCTCAAAGCAAGGTAGAGGATATTGGCGTATTAGGCACTATTAATGATAGTATTAATGACCTAGATAATGCTATTGCAGGTAAGCTAAAAGAGTTTTACGATAATGTACTATCTAATGATGATCCTATAGAGAGACTGCCTCCAGACGCTAGTGTAGTAGAAAAAACATTGTTTATGGCTAAATTTATTGGTAAAGCAGTAACTAACAAAGAGTACAGAAAAGCTATGGCTTTAGTTGCTGATGGGTTAGGACTGAAACAAGAAGGTACAGTACAGGAGTTTTTAGCTACACAATTTGAAGAGAGCGAGTCCAAACAAGCAGCAAACTGGTTAAAGTTAGCTAATGATATGATTGATAATCAAAGAAACTTAGTTATATCAAGTACAGAGAATCACATTAAGAAAGCTTTTACTAGACCACTGTCAGAAGCAGAAGAAGTAGCTATTACTAGAGCGTTAATCGATACTAACCTAGGGCATTTAGCGTATTATAGAGATAATGATAAAGGAGTTACTAACGCAAGACTACGAGAGTGGTTGACAGATGATAAAGTGTTGTTGAATCATATATATGAAGTACGGCAGAGGGTTCTAGACTCTTTATCCAAAACACCAGAAAGAGCTAATTGGGTAGCTAATCAGGCGCATGGTTTAGGGTATTATATGGCTACAGGTTTGACTAACGAACAACAAAACCTTAGTGGCTTAAACATTGTAAGAGGTATTGGTACTAACCAAAGATTTGAAATAGACGATACACTACTAGCTAATGTAAAAGAGTTAGCAACACTAAATGCTGTTAGATATACTAACCAAGAATATAGGAATACTCTTGCTGAGTTGTTAAAGACAGAGTACGAAGGAGTTAAAAGAGTAGCTAATATCTACGAAGCTTTCAAAAACGACTCTAGTAACAAGTTATTTAGTAAAGATCCTATTCACATGATTGATGGATACTCTAAGGAACTATTTGACGATACGGTAGTACAAGCAGTAGTTCCTATTAGCAGAAAGCAAGAGATGGAAGATGCAGGGTATAGATACGTAGGTAAGTTGCCTAAGCATGCTTCTATAGTAGATGGTGATGCCTTAGGGGTGTTTATCTCAGAGGGGTATACTAAGGTAGAGAGGCTTAGAGGAGCAGTAAATCTAGGGGGGCTATCAGCTAAGGGTAGCTCGCTTAAAGAGCAGAAATATAACGAAAATCCAGTATTAGCAGGTGCTTTGTTTGAAAGAGATTTAATACGTTTACAGAGAGCTTCAAACAAAATAGCCATAGAAATGACTAAGAGTAGTTATGACCCAGCCAAACACGTTACTGGAGTTTCCCCAGTTTACGATAATATGGGAGAAGTAACAGACTTTAGGTATGTAGCCAGCAAACGTAATAAAGAAGAGTGGTTAGGTCAGAACCTCAAAGTTTCAGAAGTACTAGCTAGAAGTATGGGATCGGTAGTAGATAAGACACATAAAGAGGTACAGAACAAAAGAGTACTAGAGTTTCTTAAGAAAACAATGGAAGAGCAATGGGAAGGAGGAGAACTAGGTAAAGATACGATTACCAAGTTTACACTTATAGGTCCTAGAGTTGCAGATCGTAAGATGAGAGAAACTTATCAGATGCTACCATCTAACATTAGAGAATGGGTATCTAACAGACCAGATCAGACATTAGCAGTTCCTAGTGAACTGTTGAATATACTTTTCGGGTATCCTCATATGTCTTTAGCTAACATAGAGGTATTAAAACAGCTACCTAAGCTAATCTCTTCTGTAGTTAAAATAGCAGAAAATTTTTGGTTTGATTTTATAAAAATACTCAAAAGTACTATCTTGATTAGAATACCTCAGATTTTAATTACTAACATTATATCTAATGCTATTTACGTCATGAATACAGGTACTCTCAGTATTCCAGAGCTAGTTAGGATGCATAGTGAGAGTTACAGAGACGTAAAAGAGTATATGAACAACCATAAGGAAGCTGTACGTTTATCTGTTATGATCAAAGAACTACAAGCTCAATACAATAGAGCAGGTAACAAACCGGCTATTACCGCAAAGATCAGTTCATTAAAGGCAGCTTTAGAAATTAAAGAACGTCATATGAAAAGCAGTAAAATCCATGAGTTAGTAGAGGCAGGGATGTTTCAGACAGTAGTAGAAGACGTAGAGACCTCTTCTCTTAACACCAATAACAAGATCACTAGTTTTCTAGATGAGGTTACAGGAAAACTGCCTGGTGTTATTAGAGAGCCTGCAAGAATATTATACCTAAGTGACTCCACAGCTTACGCAAAAATATCTAAAGAATTTCTGCAACTATCAGATTTAATGGCACGAGATATGGTGAATAGAAGACAGAAAGTGCTAGAGATGCAACAGGCAGATGGAAAGAAACCCCTACCTAGAGAGTTCCTTAGTTGGTACGAAGAAACTTACCATACTGAGTTAAACCCTCAACAGAGGTTGGTAGGTGAAGTTAGAGAGGTGTTTCTGAAAAAGGCTAAGGAATCTAGACACTATAATTTACTTAAGAGCTTTATTAACTATAACCAACCTAACGGCAGATTTGAGGAGTGGTTAAATAGAGCAGGGTTGTTTATGTTTACTAAGTATGTTAAGAATATTCAGAGGATTATTACTCAAACTTCAGTAAACCATCCAGTCAAAACTATTTTGTCTTTGCTAACTTTTCAGTTTTTGTTTAATCAAGATATTATTCATGATCAAGCGTTTATGATAAAAGGGTTTGGTCAAGACGGTGAGTTTGGCTTGACCAATATATTCCCATTTTATAATCCTTTAGATAGTATATTAACGGTAGTAAACCCACCGTTAATTCAGCTTGTTACCTGATTTAGTTAGGTCTAGTAGTTGCTTTATTACGTATACAGCACCTAGCAGTAAAATACCAATAGCTACTATATACGAGATGTATAAAGTAGCTATGGTAATAATTATTAGGATTATTACAGTGAAAACAATGCCAATAGAGTGGAAGTAGTTCATTAGTACCTTCTTCTATAGGAAGTGGACCTTCTAGACTGTTCCTGCTTTTTGACTCTGTCGAACTCTTCTTTAGCTTTTGTAGCTAAGGGTCCTATAAAATTAGGAGGACTCGCATAGAAGGCGATACTGATTACTAGGGAAGCAACCATACCTACGACTAGTGCACCAAAAGAACCACTAAATATTATGGTAATTAGGATGAGTAAGGCCATATCAAAGAAGGCATCTTCATACCGTTTCTTATCGAATTTTTTCTTAATAAGTAAAATGTTTAAAGCAGTTACTATCCCTATTATAGCGAAACCAATACCGTCCACACGCACCTCTAAAATTGTTATGTTAGTCTACAATTACTGTAGTCAGCTTTGTATAAAGTAAATGGGTCTTGGTTTTTATCCTTTACCCATTTACCAGTTTCTAGGTTGATCTGCCCTTTACGAGACGTAATTTCTTTTACTGTCTCTGCTAATGTAAGGTTAGGATCATACCCTAGTTTAAATAATGCACCTGTTGCTAGAACTATCATATCGTTTAAAGCATCCACTAGTTCATATTCATTATTACCAGCATCTTTAAACTCCTCTAGTTCCTCATGCAACATGTCATATTCTGCTTGCTTATTAAAAGAGAACAGGTTACGTTCTCTATTAAAAGCAATAATGTTAGCTACATTGTCACTCATTCGTAATCCTTCGAAAGTTTACGTAAGTTTAACAAAGCCTCACTATCCTGTAATGTAACAGTGTTACCTCTAGATTTAATAAACTTAGCAATAGTTTCTTCAATAAGATTGTACATATCTCTATTAGTAGCGCCTTTAGGTTCTTTATTGCCGATACCTTGCAACATTTTAAGCATATCTTGTGCTTGTTTCATTTGTTCGTCCATTGTTAACCTCTTTAGTTTTTAAATTTTTGATTTACAAAATCTGTGTAGAATTTGCCTGTATGGTCTTCTATAGGTACTTCGGATACGTTTACACCATATAAAAAAGAAATATGTACGGTGTAGATATAAGATTCAAAGCTGTCTAATGCAGGATTTACACCTAACAAGTAAGCAAATATACCTTTATTGATGTCATACAGTAGTTTATCGTATGCCCAGTCATACTCATACACACCTGTATCGTCTTTACCTACCCAAGTGTCAACTAGTTCATGTAATGAGTTGTACTTATTAACCTCAATTATGTCGTACATCACACCCACCCTTCTTCTGTTTTAGTAACAATAGTTACTTGAGCGTCTGTAGCTCCATTAACTGTCATTAAATAATCTTGTACTAGTTTCATATATCCACTAATATCTCTAACGGTATCAATGTACAGTGGATCACCATTAGCAATTCGTGCTAACTTATGAAACACCATATGTACACCTTCAGCAATTACTGGATCTAGTGGTTTACCGTCTCTATGCACACCGTAGTAGTGCTGATTAAACGTATTCATAAAGACTTGCGTTAGCATAGCTTGAGTACGAAAATCACCGTAGCGGTTTCCACGTTCGTTTAAAGTAGCTTCAATTGTTTCGTCACTCATATTCATTCCCTTTAAAAAAGTAAGAGGCATAAAACCTCTTACTATATTTGTTAGTATTTAAGCACTACAAGCCACACATTCAATGTTCTTACTACGAAGTAGTGCTTGTGCAGCATTAGTACCGTGCTGATAGTACAAGCCTTTTAAACCTAACTGCCATGCACGTATATGCAAAGCGTTAATCTCTTTAGCAGTATAGTTTGCAGGAATCATTAGGTTAATTGACTGACCTTGGTCAATGTAGTCTTGACGTACTGAAGCTTGATCAATAACAACTTCTTGGTTAATCTCACCAAAAGTTAAAAACACTGCTTTCTCTTCTGCAGTGAGAATAGTGTCAGGCAAACCTAGTACAGATCCATCATTGTTAATGATAATGTCCCATACCTCTGCAGTATTATGACCTTTAGACTCTAGCAACTCTTCAAGATACTTATTTTTGATAACTGTCTTTACTTTAGCTAGGTCTTTGATATAACAATTACTAAACGGAGGTTCAATAGACTGTGATACTTGACCTAGAATGAAGGCAGAGCTAGTTGTAGGTGCTACTGCAAATAATGTAGCATTACGTCTACCGTATCCCACTAGGTTTTCTGGCTCACCGAAGAGTTCAGCTAGTTCTTTAGAGGCTTTATTACCTTTAAGGTTTATAGTCTTGAAGATTTCTAGGTTTAGTTTAGCTGCTTCTTTAGACTCAAATGGTATCATTTTAGACTGTAGATAACTAACCCAACCAAGAACACCAAGACCTAAAGCCCTATTATTTCGGGTAAATGTATGAGAGCGTTTCATGTATTCCCATACTAGATTATCATCTCTACTAGATGAATCTCGGTATGCTTCTAATTTAGCTATAAACTCAGAAGCTACAGCATCCAGGAAATAAACCATAGTTTCTACTGCGTCAGTATCTTTCCATTCGTCATAGTGAAGTATATTCATAGATGATAGGATACAAGTAAAAGACTCCTCTGGTGTAGACGGGAGATTAATTTCTACGCACAAATTTGAACTATTAATACGTTGATTTTTATCTCTAAATACGTCAGGAGCTTTATTGTTAGCGTTATCTCTGAACATTACGTACGGATAACCAATTTCTTTACGGGACTGTAAAAGCTTTGCCCATACCTTACGTTTTGCTGTATCACCAGCGATCATTTCTTTCATCCAGTAGTCGTCAATTACCACGCCAGTATTCATGTCTTGGATTGCATGACCATCTGTACCTACTTCAAGAAATTCCATAATATCACCGTGATCAATAGGCAAATATGGAGCCATACGTCCTCTACGAGCTGAGTTACCACACACAAGAGAATGCCCATTTCTGCGAACGATCAATCTATGTGTAGGTACTTCAACACAGTATACATTACCTTCATACTCAACCTCTTTAGGTGTTACCTTTTCAACACCGAAGTATTGACCTAGTGATAGGTATGCTTTGTATATTGGTTGTTTATTAGGGTCTTTCTCCCTTAAGTCTAGAGTAACAGTGCATTTGTACTTGCATAAAGCAGCAATACTCTGAACAATGTCTACATTAGACTTAATTATAGATGCGTATAAGAAGGAAGAAGGAGCTCCATGTGAATCCCAATTAGATACCTCCTCTAGGAACTCTGTAGCCCACTCATATGAAACATTAGTAATGTCTACCCAGTCTTCAAATGTCTTAGGTAAAACTTGTCCGACATTAACATAGAAGTTATGTGTTTGGTCAGTCTCATAAAAAGAGTAGGAGTAAGGAATACCTGCAGTTTCTAGTATCCACTCTAAGCGTTCTTTCTTGCGTAATTTAGCAAATCGGAACTTAAGGGCTTCTTTATAGTTAGTTACTATAGCACCGTCAGCTTGCAATGCAATCAACAAACGCTCAAATGGTGTTAATCCTACACCGGAAGATTGTTTAGCTGAGTGTAGGAATTTTACGTCACGATGCAATGGTACCTCATCTGCACGTTTAGTTACTAATTCTTGCTTTACTGTACGAGTGTAGCTAGTTACTCCATTCTCTGTAGTAGTAATCTTTTTATCATAACTAAATATCATATTGTGATTTTTAGTCACTAATAAATCGATATTCTTAGAGTCTTTAAAATGAAGTAAAGGTTCATTCACAGGGTACTCTATATAATCTAGCGGGAGAGTAAACGATACAGAATGGTCATCATGTACCTGTGCTACTTTGACATCACGAGTCATCATAAGCTGAGGGAAAGGCATCCAACCGGCTTCTGTTAAAATCTCAGTGTCTTTATCATAACAACCCTGAGAAACTACATTAGTGGTAGCCTGAAATAGCTCTAGGAAGTGTACTACACCTGTGGACTTACCATTATCAGTAATAGCAGCACCACGAGGACGAAGTTCCCCAAAGTAACCAGATGTACCTCCCCCTAGTTTAGACATCATCCCTACTTCGCTCTGTGCATAGAGAATACCACCGATATCATCTGTCACATGGCTATTAAAGCACGAAATCGGCATTCCTCTTTGCTTACCGAAGTTAGTCCAAATAGGTGTAGCTAGTGAATACCAACCTCTAGACATATAGTCATAAAACTTATCCGAGAAGCCTTCTATACCTAGGTACTTTTCTGCTGTATCTGCAATATGCCTAATACGAGATTCTGCAGTCTCGCCTTCTGATAGATACCCTCTAGATAAAAATGTTCTAGATTCGTCTGTCAACCAATAAAATTTATCATATGTACGCATATATACTTCCTTTAAAATAAATCTTCTTCAGAAAACGAAATCGCATTCTTGGTATAGTTAGTATTATGCCCTGTAAAAAAGTCTCTATGAATTGTGGTTTTAATTTGAATTTCAAACCATTCAGAAACTTTAAGTAAGTCTTGGTTAAGGTTATCTTTAATAGCAGGAAACCCAGCCATTACTAAACCTTTATTAGCTCTAAAGTACATATACTCTAGTACAGATGCTTTAGATAAAAACTCAAGCTCACCTTCCTCAAAAATCCAATCGATGATTTTAGTCTCAGCTTTAAGTGCTTCTTTTACCATTTGACGAACTTCTTGATTAAGTTCTTTAGTAAAAAACTCAGGCTGCTCTCTACGAATTACTTGAATAATATCTGCACCTACTTGACTATGAAGTACCTCTTCCAGCGCCGTGGCAGAAATTCCCTGAGCTAAACCCATGACTTGGTTACGTTCTTTATTAAACACGCTAATAGTTAAAAATTGCGTAAATAAGGACACATTCTCTACGAATAGGCTAAAAAAGATCAAAGCTTTTAAGTAATCTTCGTTACTTCCTGAATGACCACGTAACGATTCATTCATATACGCAATACGACCCTTCATAGCAGGTGTAGTTAATACTTCTTTAAACAAGTCGTTCAAGTTCAGTAACTCTAGTACTTTAGCGTAAAAATGCGCATGATATACTTCGTTAGAGCCGATAGTAGCACCTAGTTCTTCAAACTCTGCTTTAGGAAACCTATCACCTAGCTTGGACCAAAAAGACTTAACCTTAGCCTCTACACTTGCAATAGATAGAATAGACCTGATAACGGCAGATGAATGATGTTTAGGCATATTTACTAAAATATCTTGAACACTACTGTCTAGGTTAAATGAGTTATGTGTCCAAAATGATTGATGAATAGCATCAATGTACTCAATAAACTGAGGGTACTCATACGGACGATATGAATCTCTACGTCTAAAGATATCTGGCTTGTGGCTAAACCTGTATGTGATATACTCTCTTGCAGTATTATGTGCTTTCATATCCATTAGGATATTCTCTACTGCAATATGAATGTCATCAACTTTTACAACAGCACTGCCATTGAATGTAGTTAGCACAAGTTCGAGAACTTTAGAAGAGTCAATATTCTCTTTTGTCCTAGATGTAGCAAGCTTTACCGCTCTGATGACCTTATCATTATCCCATTGTTGCGTAGTACCATTACGTTTTTCTACTTGCATAATACTCCTTTAATTTTATTCATTTAATTTCCTTTATTGGTATTACCTTAATCTCTGCTCTAGGTTCAAGTTTATCTTGACCTGCTATTGCCCATGTTGTTCCTATATGGTGTATGACATTGTCTTGTAAGATAACACCACTAGATTGAAGAGCATCTAGTAGTGTTTTAGATATAAGAGGTACTACATTAGAACCATCACAAGACGGATTTTTGTAGTACAGCTTAATATCTAGGGTGAACTCACCATTTACAGTGCCTGTAATATCAGTTTGATTTTTTACTAACTCTTCAAAATCACGCTTAAACTGGTTTTGATCTACGAAATGTGCATTCCTATACCAATTTAATGATACTAAAACGGTTTTATCACCTTTCTTGCTATTCTTTGTCCAATATATAGGAAGTGTGAATAGTAATTCTTTACTCATGTGTCACAATACACGAGCTTTTAATACACCGTACTTACGGAAACGTACACGGTTTACCTTATCGCCTTTTGCAGGGCTGGAAGTATAGCGTTCAAAAGCACCAAAGTCTTTTACTTTAACTCGCTTACCTGCAGCAATATTATCAGCAATAATCTTGAAGGTATCAGTAACCAAACCTACTGCTTGCTTCTTAGTCATTAAAGCATTACGTTTTTGTAGTTCCTCAGCTAACATTTTTACGTTAACAATTTCTACATTAGTTGTATTATCCATTCTATTTCCTTTTAGGTTAGAGTAAAAACAAACCCGCAGAACATAAGAACTGCGGGGTGGTACATTAACAAAGTGTATTTTTCTTAACTTTGTATTGTGTTTGGTGTTGTGTGAAGATGCCAAGCTCTTCATAGTTAAGGTTGCCTAGTACCCATGCACCATTATCGTCTTTGACTGCAAATAAAAACACATCATCTAGCGAGCAATAAGCAAGACGTGCTTTACGGTTCGTCTCAGTTCTCGCTACTTGCAACATGTTTTCTTCATTACGGTATAGATAGTCAATTACATCTTCAACAGATTGTAATTTAATCTTACTAGATACATCTTTCATTACAGCAGTTCCTTTTAGTTCTTTATCACGTTCTACTTCACGTAGGATTAGGTATTTACAAGCACGACCTTTCATGTCTCTGTAATCATTAGGAATAGACACTACGTCCGTAGGATTAATTTTAACTAGTACAGTCTTATTACTGACAGCACTTGCGTAACTATCTAGGTAGTCCCATGCAGCAAAGTGTAAACCTTTAGCACATGTCTTATTAGGATCTTTTTCGCAGTAGAAACGCTCTTCTTCAACTACTTTACCAGGACTGTTATCCATAGTGCCTGAGTAGATGTCTTTAAAGTCACTACGAACTCGCTTATAGGCTAAGAAATCACCATCCTCTGCAAGAGTCATACCACAAGCTTGGATAAACCCAAATAGCTGTGAGTGTACGTCCTTATCAGGATTATCTGCTAGTTTACCTAGGAACTTGCTGAATGGCGTAATGTCACCGTTATCGTCTGCTACCCGTAAAATCTCAAAACGTAAATCGTTAGGGATATTAAACTCATAGCCATTCACTGTAAACTGTACAGCACTATTATCAGGGTCTACTACAATTTTGTAGTTTTTATCGATATGTTTAAGTGTTACCTCTGCACCATCTGCAATTTGTCGTAGACGTGCTGCAGGTGACATCAAGCTTAAGATAGTGTCAATATCTTGTGAGCCTTGATGGATTACCAAATCTACAACCTTACCGAAGTAAGGGTGTGATGATTCGATCATATTAGGACTGCCGTCTAAACCCATAACAGTTAGGGAGTTGCCAGTATATAGATAAGTTAATGGAGTAGTCATTGTTGGTTTCCTTTTTGGATGAATAATTTAACTGCTGCGGCTAGATTAGCTTGCAACGTAGGTAGTAGTTCTAATTTTTCTAGGATAGGTGAAACTTTAGTAGCACTGAATGCACTCAGCACAGTACGTAGAGTTTCATTGTCCTCAATCTCTTGTTTAGTGATAGTAATACCGATAGAAGTCATGTAGTCTTTGTAACTAGTTGAGAAGTACTTTTTAAGTACATCTTCTGACTGACGTAAGTCTTGGTAATAAGCGATGTTACCAGACCAGCCATCACGATATTCAGAAATATATGATAAGTTATGAGTATCATCCTTATAAAGCTTTAACACTTCTTGTGCTTCAGGTGACAATACCTTAAGCCCTAGTTGGTACACAGCATCGTAGTGCCCAGTCAATATTATAGCTTGGCGAAGAGCAGTAACAAGTAAGTATAGTTCTGCATATGGTGCATATTCCTCACGAGTATATTTATTAATTTGATACTCAGGCTTCTCTGCACCATAGGCTTCACAGATAACTACTTTGTCACCTTTACTCTCTACGAATTTAGAAAAACGTGAAGTACGCTTTTCAGAGCTGCGTGTAAGTACTAGAACACAAACATTTTCTTGAGGTTTAACTACTTTCATCCCTTTAAGAATATGCAACGGATTGTATCCACTTTTAGCATCATCTGCTGAATGGAAGATATAGTACTTATCGTAATCAGACTCATAAAAGTCACTAGATGTAGCATACTTACTAGTAGTTTCATCACCTGCAATATCATAGATATCGCCTATTACAGTTTCAGAGGCTGGAGTACTGGTTGTTTTACCTTTACTGCCAGCTACTTTAGTTGTACTTTGGGTTTTAGGAATCAACTTACGAATTGCTTTGACATCTTCAGTAGTTACACTAGGTAATACAACTGAACCTGCATAGTTAATTGCCCACTCTGTAGTAGAGTTGTACTCTTCTACTACTAGCACTTTATGAATATCTGCAGTGCTATAAGGAACATCCCCATAAACTTCCGCCTTCTCTAAAGCATTTAGATAAGATGCAAAAGTGTTAGCACAGACATCTTTTACAATATGCTTATGATCAAACATATCACTATACGTCAAGTTACCTTGGTATGTTCTAGCCTTATAACTACCTTTACTATAGTAGATCTCACGGTAACGAGCTTTTAAGTGATCTTCAAAACGAACAGCAGTAATCATAGCCAGGTAACGAGCTTTTAAGTGATCTTCAAAACGAACAGCAGTAATCATAGCCAAACGTCTATGCTCGTTTATATCCCTATCAAACATTTGCTTAATTACGTAATCAGCATCTACGGAGTCTGGTTGTCCAAGTAGCGACCTCAAAGACGTTAAATACTGCACTAGATTAGTGGTACGTTCGGCATCAACAAATGTTTTAATAACATCATCATTAGATTTAGGATATTGTTCATAATCCTGTACTCGATATACGATACTATTAATCAACATATTTAGTACACCTAGGTTAGGTGTTGTGTCTAGTTTATCGTTAAACTTCACTAAAAAGTCTGCAAAAGTATTATTATCATTAACCATAGCAATAACGTCTTTAACATGGCTTGTAATAGCCTCACAATTTTGTGTTAAGCTGTTAGACAAATACGTTAGGTACTCTTTCAAACCTTTCAAGATAACCTGCAAGTTATTGGCATTATCAATAACTGTCTCTCTAGACGGAGCTAGTTTAATGCTTCCAGTACTAAATAGTAGCGAAACATTGATGGTTTGTCTAGATCTGCTAGTTAGCTGTACTAGTGTACTATTAAACAAGTCATTAAGCTCTTTGTCTGATGCTAAAGCATTGTCAATCTTTTTGCTTAACGCTGTTGGTACAGTATATGCAAAATCACCAATAACTAGCTTATTGATAATGTTAAGACGATCATCGCTATAGTAGACAGACTTAGTAACTACATCACCATTAGGTACTCCAGCAGTACGTACAAAAGTGTTAATACGAATAGGGTTATCAACACCTGTAAACTTAGGAGTAACTTCCCAGTATGTAAATAGATCAGAACTAGCCTCAGTAATTAAACGACTAATAACGTCTGAATCCGATACAGGGATACGGATAGTAGTACCACTAGGTTCAGTAGTCTCTTCTGAGCCTACAATAGAGTAGTCAGGTTTGCCTTCATCTAGGTAAGAGATAATTGTAGTCTTTACACCATTTTTTACTGAAATAGTAGTGAATGATTCTGCGATAGAAAACGGGCTCTTAGATCCAATACCGAAACCACCAATGAACTCATTAGAGGTACGTTTAGAAGAACTGAAGAAGTTTGTGTAAAGGCTTACTATATCTGCTTTGCTCATACCGATACCGCAGTCACTAATGACAAGGTAAGGATCGAATGAGCTAGGTAATTTAATAGTGACAGGAATGTGAGCAGTACCGTTAGCTCGTTGGCTATCTAAAGCATTAGCCGCTGCTTCACGTAGTACTGCACGTTCTTTGTTAGTGTATAGTGAACTAGATAAGATCTCGAAGCTTACTTCTGATACTTCCATACCATACTGTTGAGATGCTCCGATAGTGTTAACTGCACTTGAAGATTGTTCTAAAATCATTTTGTTGCTCCAATAGGGCGTTTATTAATTTCTGTTTTTGAGGAAATGGTTATTTCAATATTTTTAGGTAGTAGTTCTTTATCAATGATTTCATATAAATCTTGAGCAACTAAGTTGTCTTGTTGCTTGAATATATCCCTAAAATACCTAACAGCTTCATGCTTTTTAGGTAGTATTTTTACTTCTGTAGTGGTATATGTTTCAATAACATTACCATCAGATGTATCTACTGTTTCTGAATTTGTATCTGTTCTATCTGTACTTAGATCAGCAAGCATTGCTTCATACAGTCTTCTAGCTGTATCTTGAGACTTTCTAAAGACTTCTGCTTGTGATTTAAGTAATTCCAGATGATCAGTGTTGAATGAAGTATACTGATTTGACATCTGCTTGTCCTTTAGTCATACAATGAGTACAATCAAAACCGCACTTTACATGTGAACCTTTTACATGAGGACATATAAAGGCGTTAGGAGGTGCTTTCTCTCTTGTACCGTAGTTTAACCTACCAAAGTGAAAAGAATTGATTAAAACAAAGTTAGGTAGTTTACCTATCTCTGTAAAATCTAGTTCTTTAATTCTCTTTGTATAGGCGTAAAAAGTAATTTCTGGAAAAGTTGAAACAATCCTATACCAGCTTTTTATATATTCGTTGTTATAGAACTCGCCTGCAGAAGCATGGATTCTAACGTATTTAAAAGGTCGCCTAAAGGACTTTAACTCTTTTTTGATACGTGATACAAAGTCAGGCTGTAAAGTCGCTTCATAACGTTTTTGCTGTGCTACAAGGATGCTAGGCCATATCCTATATGCTTTATGGCTATAACATCCTGAGCAGGTTCTACCGCATATCTCTTGAGATGCAGGTATGTTAAACACAGGGAAATCTAGTTTAGCGTTTCCCCATTGTAAAAGTTTCATAAATAATAAGATCCCTCTAAAAAGAATGGGTAGTAGTGAGATCTACTTCATCTAGGTATACTTGTAACCTACCTAGTAAACCATCATGGATAGAGTTTAGATGGTCTATAGCTTCATCCGTCCATTGCACTTGACCGTTAATACGATCTAGCTCTTTTTGGTAACTGCGATAGGTTGATACCCAATCAGTTAATACTGTACCTAGTATATGAGGTATAGCTGTTTTAGGTAGTTTACTCATCTAGTTTGTCCATAACTTGTTGTACTTCCTCTAAGGTTGCGTTGTTGGGTAGTCTTAGCATTGATTGCCTAATTAGCAAATC